ATGGCCGAGGACACGAAAGACCGGCCGGCCGCCTCGGGCGCTTCTGGCACGGCATGGAACGACCCGAAGGTTCCAGGCCTTCGGCTTCGTTACCTCGCGACCAAGGCGGTCTATTACCTGTCCTACCGCACCAAGACCGGGAAGCAGCGCGGATACAAAATAGGCGACTTCCGCTTCGTCACCCTGACCCAGGCCCGGACCACGGCGAAAGACGTTTTGGCCCGAGTGGCGAAGGGCGAAGATCCCGCCGGGGAAAAGGCCGTGGCGGCGAGCCGCCCGACGATCGATCAGCTACGGGAGTGGCACGCGGAACGGCACTCCGCAACCAAGAACAAAAAGTCGTGGGCGGAAGACGTGGCCGCGCTCTACGTCAATCACATCATCCCCCACCTCGGCGCGGATATGGCCGTGGCGGACGTGACGGAGTCGCATATCGAGGCCCTGCACCACAAGATGAGGGCGACGCCGAACCAAGCGAACCGGGTCGCGGCGTGCCTGCACAAGGCTTTCAATCTGGCCGAAAAATGGGGCTGGCGGCCTCGCAAATCTAACCCGGTGCATGTCGAGCGCTACAAAGAACGGAAGCGGAAGCGGTTGCCCCAGGCAGACGAGGCCATACGGCTGTTGATCGCCCTCAACGCGATGCGCGAGACGGACCCCCATTTCGTCGGCTTGGTTGAGCTTCTGTGCTTCACCGGCGCCCGCCTCAACGAAATCATGAGCGCCCGGTGGGAGTGGGTGAAGCCGGACGGGCTGCATTTGCCGGACTCCAAGAGTGGAGTGAAGATCCTTCCGCTGTCCGGCCTGGCCCGCGAGGTCTTGAAGGATATTCCTCGACTCCGGCGCAACCCGTGGATCATTTGCGGACGGCTTCACGGCCACCATTTGGTGAACGTCACGAAGCCGTGGAAGCGGCTTATGGCCTCGGCAAACATAACCGACAATTTGGTCCGCCATGATCTTCGGCGGTTCTTTGCCTCGGCCGGCCTGTCCGGTGGACTCGAGCTGTCCCACGTTGGAAACTTGCTCGGGCATATGGACCCGTCCACAACCAAGCGCTACGCCTTCCTTCTCACCGGTGCCGCTCAAAAGATGGCGGACACGGCGGCGGAATCGGTCAAGGAAATAATGACCGGCGGCGGCAAGGTTGCGGTATTGCGGCGTTGATGGGGCACTATGCACAATGTATATTCCGGGCATGAACACTGCAGCCGACGACCAACGCGAATTCGAATTGCTCTTTAAGAAATCAGGGCTTGAACAGAAACAGCTTGCCGGCTTGCTCGGCAAGACGCCGGTACAGGTGAACCGCTGGCTTACCGAGCGGAAGGACAGCGGGGCGCCGCCCTTCTACGCGATCCAATTCTTGAGGATCTATGTGATGCTGCCGGCCTCGGCGCGGGCGCATCTGCCAACGCGGATCATTAGCTATCCGAAGAAAGCGGCCTAGACCGCACTCTAGGCCGCGCGGATGGCCCGCATAATGGCCTCCCACCAATAGATGACGAACGCCACGGCGACGCCGCCGATGGCCGAGCCTGCCACGCCTGAGACGAACAACGCGCCGATCCCGCGTTGCTTCCATTGCTTCACCTCATCGGTGATCTTTTTCGAGTCGACAACATCGGCCTTCATGGTGGCAACTTCTGTGCTCAACCCGCCAAGGCTTTCAACGACTTCGTCAACGCGCCGGTGGACAACGGCGCGGTGCTTGTCGCCGTCCGCTATGCTCTTTTCGATGCCCTCGACCTTGGCAAGCAATATGCCGAGGGTGCGCTCTACGGAAGTTTGCGCCATCGCTACAGCCCCGCATTCCACTCGCGGACGCCATCAACCTGGGCCGAGCACGTATCTAGCCCGGCTTCGTTGACGTCGCCGCGCACCGCAAAATCTTCTGTGATCCACGCGCCCGCCTTGCGCCATTTCTTCGGGCACGGCTGCACCAAGTTCGCCGGGATCTTCTCCCGCACAACAACGGTTTTGACGACGACCACCGGCTTAGGGGTAAAGGCGGCGCACGCTGTCAGGGACAGGAGTGTTAAGATAAGCGCGAGCGTTTTCATCTTTGCCTTTCAGGTCGGCGCGAGCCGTTGTCTTGTCGATCAATGCGGAATTGGCAGCGGCGAGCTTGAGGGCGAGGTCGGCCGCTATCTTGTCGTTGGCGGCATCCTGCTTTTGCATCCGGGCAATCGTGTCTGTGCTGACAGCGTTGGCGTCGACGGCCCTATCGAGGTTGCCTTGTACCCGAGCGGTTTCCGCCTCGGCGGCGATGGCGTTGCCGCGATAGACGGCAGCGGCGCCGAAGAGCCCGAGGAAGGCAACCGCCAGGACGGCGGCGACGATGAGTTTGACCTGTGTCATTGTGCCAACCACCACCAAAACACGGCGGCCTCGATACCCAGAACAAGGCCGGCGCCGATGGCAGCGCCCGCCCCGAGAAGCGCAAAGGTCTTGAGGGTCATGACGGCAACCCCGACACGCAAAGCTCGGCCTCGCCGATGCGCTGCGCGTCGCCCATTTCACGGCGTTTCACCAGGCCATCAACAACGGTGATACCGACCTTGTTAAACGCGGTCTGCGCTTCGCAGCCCTTGCGGTACTGCCCCTGCATATGCCAGCGGGTGGCGCTCGATCCGGCCATGCCTTTCTTTGATGCCACCGAACCGACGCCGAAATTGTAGGCGCCCGAGAGCATGGCGGCTTGAACACTGATCGGGAAGTTGAGGAAGTTCGGAACGCCTTTGACCAGCGGCAAATAGTAGTCGTGGAATATCTGCTCACGGGTCATCTGCTCGCACTGCGCCTTCGTGAAATGCATTCCGGCCGAGACAGGCTTTCCGTTGATCTTTGTGATGCCGCCGCAGATGTCCCAAATCTTGGCGAAGCGATCCCAATGCGAAGCCAAAACCATGCCCTCCCAAGGCAGGATCAGATTGTCGGTAGCGAGGATGACGGCCGGCGGTAGAACCTCGGGCGTGGTGTCTCGATACGATTGCCAGCCGCCAACGCCGGCCGCGATGATGGCCGCTGCGATTGCGGACTTGCCGCGCTTGGTGGCGATGATCTTACCTACGGGCATGGCGGCGCCTCTTTCCTGAAACGGCATGTTGAGGGATGAAACGGAAAATCCCCGCCAGGGCCGAGAACAGGCCGGCGAGCGCCCCGAAGAGCGGCGCCGGGATCGGCAGATAGCCATAGAAATACGGCCAGGCGGTATCGAGGAAGAACAGCAAGCCGGACACGGCGCCGGCAATATTGAGGTGGAATGAGTACGCGTGCCGCGCCACCTTGCGCGCGTTTGGAATGAGCTTAGGGAACGGGGTCATGGCGCGCCCCCTAGCTCGGAACATCAATGATAAAGCCATCGGTCGGCGACGTGGATTCCACCGGCTCGGGCGGGGCATCCGGGTCGATCTTGTCGTCGTCCGTGGGCTTGGTTTTCTTCACGCCGGCCGGAACGTCCGCCTGCTTTTCGGCGAACAGCTCGGCGTCAATGGCGGTGCTGTAGCCGCTGGCGTTGAAGGTATGGGTCGCGGTCTTGATCCGCCATTCCGCCGGAATGTATGGCCGAAAGTTGGAAAGGATCAGCTTTGCCTCGGCCTGCACGCCTGGCCGTCCGCCGATGGTGCAAGAGAACGAAGCTTTGCCACGGTCACTCTTGTTCTTGTAGGAGTCGGCGGCGGCCTGTGCTTCGGCTTCGTTGTGATGGGTGTAGCGAAGATCATGGAACGGCTCTTTGCCGGCCGTGGCCTCTTTGGTTTCGCCGGTGCGGATATCCGTCCAGAACGCCCGGACCCCGCCCTTTTCTTGAGCGCCGCCGGACTCGTCGCCAGGCACGTCTATGATGAATTCGCCATCGGCCTGCCCCGAGGCGGTTTCGCCAGCGGCACCGGCGGCGCCCTGTGCGGAGTCCCCGCCGCCGTTATCAAGGCCGGCGGCCTCTCCGGCTTCGTCACGGGCGGAATACTTGAATGAGAACGTCGAACAATCCGTCTCGACAAGCGTCACCGTGGCGAGGGCTTCGCCGGTGACGCTCTTGCCGGTGCCGCGCTTCGCGACCGCCAGCTTGCCAGCTACGGGCCTGGCGACGCCGTCATGCATAGCGGCGAGCCGGGTCGCGAAAGCCATATCGGACTCGTTGCGCTGATCGATATGGCGCATGACGATACCGGACAGCGCCGGATCAAGCTTCGCCTCATATCCGTTCCGACCGGCGATTTCCTGCATGATCGCGCCGACCGTCTTTTGGTGATAGCTCTTCGTTTTCGGGGTGCGGAACGACTTCGGCATCGCCGCCGCCCTGCCCGTCACCTTGAGCACCCGAGGCGGCGAGCCCACGTCCAAGTCGTCAATGAGGTACGGGCCGAACGTGGCCGATTCCCCTTCCCTGTAGCCGAGGGTTACGGTGATGTTTGAGCCGATGAGAGGCAGCGCCGCGACGCCGCCATCGCTCCAACGGGCGCGGTCGTCCAACTCGATTGTGACCCGGTCGGATTTGTCTTCGGCTTCGTCATGGCACTGCACGGAAAGCAGCCGATCCGCGAGGCCGCCGGTGATGTCTTTGCCATCCGATGAGAACGAAGCGAACGGGGTCATAGCTAACCCCAAATCCGAATTATCGGGGTTGCTTCCGGGCGCGGAAGTTCCGGCAGATTGACAAGAGTTCCGGCCGTGAGCACCGGCCCCGATGCGGCCAAACCTTGGTTCGCCTCATAGACGCGCTCGACAGCAAGGGGTTGCTGGCCCTTCTCATAGAAGCGCCAGCAAATTTCATCGACCATGTCGCCGTCGCTGGCGCGGTAAATGTCCACTTGCCACCCGTTTGCAATTCGCCAACACTATACCCGAACCAACTCATGCGCCGTACCCACGATACTTAGAAAAGGCCGCCGTCCGCGCCGTAGCTCTTGAGATCAAGATTGAATTCCTGCTTTCGAGGCGCGCCGTTATTGAGAAAGAACGTTTGCGTTTCATCGACACCCATGATGACGAAAAGGCCGAAGATCCCGCCGAGGCCGGAAACCAGCATTTGAGGTGCGCCCGTGGCGGCAATCGCCCTCATGGCGTCCAACTGCCCGAGGCCGCCACGGAAGGCGGGATAGACAACCCCGCTCAAGGTGAACGACGTATGGCCGGGGCCGACGAATTGCATCGCCGGGGCTCGGCCGATGCGCTCTTGCGAAACCCACCGATATTCAACCGCTTGAACAAGCGATTGGTAGGCCGCCGTTGACAAGCTGAAACGAAACGGCCCGAGGCCCATCATCGTTGACATGGCATCAATCCGAAAGGCTTGATTGAACAGCGGCGGCGTGGGCGGAAGCCTGGGCAGCGAGGGCGCCGTTGACGGCCGATGCAATCGCCTTGGCGTCCGCACCGGGGGCGTTGATGGTCAGGGTAACGCTAAACGGCGCGTTGACCTGTTGAGGCTCATGAGCAATCAAAGGGTCAGGCATCACGAAGCTATTCGCGGTGACTGTCCCGGCCTCGACCTTGTCCGTCTTTCCGCCGCCCTTGCCGAGGTCGCCAATCGGCGTCATGAGGTCACGCCACGCCGAGGCGAAACCATCCATCACGTTTTGCATCGGGGCAGCGGTAGGGGCGAACGCTGGTGTCGCCGCCGGACGCTGTTCCACGGGCGCAACCAATGCACCCACGGCGGCACCGGCGCCGGCCGCCTTGACGGTGGCAGGGCCGCCAGGGGTCACCGTGCTCAAGTCAAAGCCGAGGGTCGATTTGATGCTGTCGGGAAGCCAGCCGATGAGGTCCGCCACGGCACCTTTCAGCCAGGTAACGACATCGCCCCACTTCGATTTAAGGCCATTCCAGATGGACTCCACCATCGCGGCGCCAACGTCATAGAGCTTCGCGGGAATGGACTGGATATAGGCCACGGCCGACGAAAACAGGCCGGTGACATAATCCCAAAAGTCGCCGAAGAATTTGGCGATGGCATCCCAATTCTTATAGATGAGGTACGCGGCGCCAGCGATGGCAGCAACAGCAGCGAGGAACCAGCCTACCGGGGTCGCCATGATAGCGACGCCGAGGGTAATGAACGCGGCGGTAACGGACGCCAGCGCGGCGAGCAACGGAGCCGCAGTCCACAATCCGAGCGCGATTAGCGTCGCTTGCATCGGGCCGCCGAGGAAGTCGACAACCGGCTTGATGACGCCGAGGAACCAATCAAGGTTTTCGCCGAGGTGCCGGATTTCGACCCGGATTTCCGAGGCGGGATTCATGAGGTCGCGAAGCACTTGCGCGAAGGTCTTGACCCAATCCGAGATTGTGGACCGGACTAAGTCGGCGTTGGCGTCAAACCATTCCGTGGTCGTCTTGATAACCTCATCCATGACGGGCAAGAGCTGCACGCCGAGGAAGAGCTTTAGGCCATTGATGCGGATCAAAAGGGCGTCAAGATCGTCGCCGAAGGAATCGGCCGCCTTTGCCGCGCGCTCGCTCATGACGGACCCGGTAAGCCTGGCTTGATGGCGCATTTCCGCCAAGCCCTCGGAACCGTCCGAAAGCATCTTGACGAGATCAACGCCGGACTTGCCGAAGAGTTGGAACGCCAGCGCGTTGCGCCGCAACGGGTCTTTGATCTTTGAGAGCCCGGTAAAGGTATCGTTTAGAATGGCTTCGGTCGTCCGCATCTTGCCGTTGGTGTCTTTCAACGGGATGCCGAGCGCCTTGAAGCTCTTTGCCATGATCTTGTTGCCTCGGGTGGCGAGCGACGCGTTGATCCCGAGCTTCTGAATCCCCTTGGTCAGGGACTCCGATTCAACGCCGCTCATTTTCGCGGCGAAACGGTATTCCTGTAGCGACTCGACGCCGACCCCGAGCTTGAACGAAGCTTCGCCGATCTCGCTGCCGAGGTCCGACGCGCTCTTCGCCAGCGCGAAGGCGCCAGCAACAGCGCCCGAGGCGCCGAGGCCGAGGAGTCCGATGAATGAAGAAAGCCGCCCCGTGGTTCGCGCCAGGCCGGCGCCGAGGCCATTCAAGCTATTGCCGAGCCGGGAGACGGCAGAACTGATGCGGTCGAACCCGAGGCGGGAGCTAAGAGCGGCAAGGCGTGCCTGTATCGCCTTGATCCGACCGGAGATCCGGTCAATCAGGGTAAGCCTTACGGCGGCTTCTGCTACGGGCTTACCGGCCATTACCTTTTCGCCTTATTCCGCTCGGCGGCGAGCTTGCGCCACATGGCGATTTCCGAAAGGTCCATTTCCCACATTTCGGACGGCGGCCAATGGAAGATAGAAGCGATATCCGCCATGAGGTTAGAGACGGACTCGAGCGTTACGCCCGTTTCCGCCTCCCCATAAAACCCTCAATGATCTTGGTGAGGCCTTCGATATCGGCGGCGTCCAGAAGGTCAAACGCCTCGGGCGGCCAGCCGGCGAGGCTGCAGATGATGAGCGCGGTTTTATCCAGGCCGGAATCCTCGCGTTCCATATCGCGAATATCCTTTCCCTTGATGCGCCGCAACATCGCCTCTTTGACCTCCCGCCCTTCAAGGGTGATCGGGTCGAGAAGCGTGTACTTCGTCTGCTTACGAATATCGGTCGTCATGTCATGCTTCCCTTACAGGCCGATGGCCGTGCGTTGCGACGCGAGCTGGTCGACGCCGCCGATGCGGCGCACCATGTTGATGATGTCAATTTCCATGTACTCGACGTCGGCCTGGCGGTAGCGGAAGTAATCGAGTTCATAGGTGAGGGTCTTGAGGGACTTGCTGCCCGGCTTCCACTCGCTCAATTCCATGGCGGTCAGCATCCCGCGCATGTTGAGCACAACGGGCTCGGCGGCCTTGCCTTGGGCCTGCACGGCGCCACGCGCGACAAGCGGCACGTTGTCCACGCCGAAGAGACTGACAAGGCGGGGATCATAGTCGGAAATGACGAGCGTCGCCGTCATCGCTTCCATGCCCATATCAAGTTTCTTCGGGCCGTCCATGCCACCGGCGCGGTGCTCTTCCAAGAGCAACGTGAGCGTCGGCGGCGTGATGGAATCGCAGCGCCCCGCAAACGAGTTGCCGTCATAGTAGAGGTTGAAAGCTTTGAGCTGGCGCGGAAGAGCGGCGGTAACGTTGCTCATATCACAAGATCCTCAAGGAAGTCGTTGACGATGCGCGAGCGGAAAATGACGTGCTCGGCCGGGTAAGGCGGCGTGAAATCGATGTTGAACCAAACCTTGCCCTCGGATATCGAGGCCGGCGAATTCAGGTCCGGGTCGGCGTAGCAGCGGCCACCGATGAGGGCGCCCATCGCAACCAGCGTGCGAATGTAGGCGTTCACGGACTCCTCAACATCATCGATATAGGTCTTCGTGATGTTGCGATCCACGGCCCAAAGGTGGGCGCGGAGGATGGAGTCGTTGATGATGTCCGCCGTGCGAACAACGGACAGGAAGGCGAATTTCTGGTCGCTGGACAGGGTGCGGTTGCCCCAAAGCCGGAACCCGTCTTCGCGAATGATGGTTGCGACGTTGCCTTCGTTGAGAAGGTTGGCGCGGCTGTTGAAATCACCCAAGGCGAAGTCGACGGGGCGATCCGTGCCCACGATACCGTTGATATTCTGGTTTGACGGCGACCACCAGAATCCGCGGTCATTGTCGGTCTTGGCGATGAGGCCGGCCACGGTGGACGAAGCCGGCTCGCTGTTCACATTGGCGCCGCGCGCGACCTTGACACCTGGGTCGATCACATAGACGCGCTTGGAGCCGAAGTCGCCGGCATAGGTGAGCGCGGCGGCGTCCGTGGTGTTCGGGCCGTCCGCGATGATGACGGCCTTAAGGCGTTCCGCGATGCCGATCAGCTCGGCAACAACCGCGTTCGCCGTGGCGGCAAGCGTGACGGCAGAAGCCGCTCCCACCAGGCCAGCCGAGGCGGCGAAAGAGAACACCGGGGCAACCGTATAACGGCCCGCCGAGGTAATGGTGATCGCAGTCAGTGCGCCGCCCGCAACCGTGAAGTTGCCGGCCGCGCCGGACCCGGTGCCGCCGGTGAAGGCAAGCGGGAAGGTGCCATTTGCGCCACCGGCGCCGGGAGTGATGGCACCGTGGCCGGCCACACCGACCGGACGTTCGCCGGTAAAGCCGGGGGCAATGAGAATGCGAGGGGTCACGCCTACCGCCGATTGCGAACCAATGGCGGCGTGGACACCTTCAAGAACGTTGGCGAGGGTTTCGCCCGAGTCAGCGCCTTCCTCGACCCGGCATACCACGATAACGGCGCCGATCTGGTCAAGGATGAGGTCGACCGCGTTCGGCAAAGTTCCGAGACGGGTTTTCCCGACCGATACGTCCAGCTTGGCGGCTTCGCCACGGCTACCGGCGATGAGCACGGGCTCCCCAATCGGGAAGGCCAGCGGGTCAGCATCGGGCGCGGTGCCAACGATGAAGATGACGGAAGAGCGAACGGTGCGGATCGCGCGCGGGCCGTCATCGATTTCGATGAGTTCAACGCCGTGCAGGAATTCGGTACCAGCCATATTTGCAAATCTCCGATGTCAAGATTTGCTATAGGCCCGCGTTGACGTTTCGCAAACGAAGGATGCGGGGTTTGACCCGCACCCCTTTCAGATTGTGGACGCGTAAAGCCAAATCGTATCAAGCTCGGAAGGCTCAAATTGAAGGGCCGCCGAGAGAGAAAGCACAAGGGGATGGTTCCGGCGGAAACTTGTCGCCTTGCGCCACTCGATGTCGGCCCGCAACTTTTCATCGTCACCGGGTATCGCGGAAATCAGCCCCTCTATGGTGGCCTCCGATAGGCCGATGACGGGCAGCATCATGCAGAGCTGTCGTGGAGTGAGTGCGGGAAGGAGTGCCCTGGCCTCATCCTCAGTGAGGGGCGTCGGCGGCGCCGGGAAGAAGTCTGTGTGTGTCGTCGTCTGGCCTGTCGCCAGGTTGACTTCAATGCGTTCCATGATCCTGGCTCCTTAGCTGTACGAGATATTGATTTTGCCAGCGTCGAACGTGTCTGTGCCGTTCAATGTAGTAAGCCTAACCCGGTCAAGAGCGCCTGCAAGCGTCTTATGCCCACCGCCGCCTCCAGAGTACGCGACGCTATTATTGGCGAAGCTAATCCCGCACGCCCATTGATTTGTCGCGGCGTCCAGAAGAGTTAATGTAACAACTCCGCTGTTTGCCTCAGACGCCACAGCGTTACCAGTCAGCGCGAAGCCAGATGTTGGGTTGGTGCCGACGCTGCTCGCTCCGGTGCCAGCCGCATACACTGAGGCGCCAACATAGCCAGTCGTTTCAACGCCGCTAGCGGTGCCTAGCCTAAGTAGAAGCATACTGGTTCCGCTACCCGACACACCAGCATAGGCGACGTGAATAATACTGGCCCACGATGGGATTCCCGTGAAGTCTATTGCTACACCGGAAGTTGTGGCCACCGCCGTAGCGACGGTGCGGCCGGGACCCCAAGAGGGGAAGCCCCCGACCAGCTTCAGGAACAGACCATCTGTGCTCTTCGCCAGCCTGCCCCAGGTGCCTGCCCCGGCCGCGTAAATGACGTCGCCGGCTACCGCCGCCCCGACCCATGGATACAGTGTATCGAAGTAGGTTTTCAGGAACGCCTTGACCTGGGTCCATGTGCTGTATTTCGGAATGTTCGCGGCGGTGCTATCGCCGATCCAAACGCGGTCCGCGTCAATCGGCGTCACCTTATTCGTGGCGTTGAAATAGGCCAGGACACCGGCAAGAATGTTCGTCCATGAAACCTGTTTGATCAGGCCGCCAACACTGTCGGAAATGCCGAAGAGATCGGCGCCCGCCAGCGTAGTTTTTGCCGCCGCGCCGATGACGTCGAGCGCCCACCGCAACGCGTTTTCCGCCTTGCTGTAGACCGAAAGATTGGTGCGGGCGACGGTGAGATCCGCGAGGTCCGCGAGGTTCGAAGCCTTGGAAGCTTTCTGGCCGACCAAGGTCGTCAAGTTGGTGATAACCGCCGGGTCATTCTGCAGCGCGGCGGCAAGCTCGGCGATGGTATCGAGCGCCGCCGGTGCCGCGCCGATGAAATCGGCGAAGTAGAGCCGAGCCCATGCCGTAGTTGCGATCTTGGTCGAGTTGTCAGCAACACCGGGCGTCGGCGCCGTAGGCGTGCCGCTCAAGGCCGCGTTGAGCAGCGGCGCCTTTTGCACAAGCGTTGATAGGATGGCGGCGACGTCAACGTCTGCGGCCTGCAAAGCCGCGATGAGCCGGGCGACATCGTGCCCAAGATTGTTTCCGCCATTCGGGAGTTGCCAGTTTCGGTTCGCGGTGACTGCATCAATGGTCATAGGTCATCCTCAAATCGAAAAGGCGCGGAGATCGGAAACAGCCGGGCGCGCCGCCGGGGTGCCCGTTGCGGTGAGCCGTAGCCGGCCCTGTGTGGCGGTGAGGCCGGTAACCCGATAAGTCCGCTCAAAGGTGCCATCCGTCAGCGCGGCGGCCAGGACCTGGGGCAGTGCTTGCCAATTATCGTCGGCCTTGTCGTAGTTGACGGTAAGGGTCGAGCCGGCGGGAAGCCGCGTTTTCATCACGCCGTCCAAGCGGATCGCCGCCCCGAACGCAAAGGCGTCGCTGATGTATACGCCGCTCGCCTGCATCGTTCCTTTGATGGCGAGTACATCGCGGCCCATGACGGGCGAAACCTTCTCTGTGCCCGTCAGGATGGCGCGCAAAGCTGCATTGCCGGTGAAGAAGCTTTGGCGCTCCCACACCTGGCCGGGCTCGATGCGCACCGCCGCCTCGCCGATGGGCTCGATTTCGAATTGCAACCGGGTGTCGCCGGTGGGCAGAAACACCTGTGCCTCGGCGATGAAATCCGAAAGGCTCACGGCGGTAACGGTGCCAAGGGCAATCGTCTTCGCCACCGGATTGAACTTCGCGGCGTTGAGACGGAACGTCAAATCTTCGTCTTGGTGAGCTGTCCAAGTCGTCGCATTGGAAGACGAGAAGCGAACGCCAACGGTGTAGGGCTGCGCGCCGATCCATTCCTGCCGCGCGGCATCGAAGCCGCCGCGCGAAGCGAACGAAACCGAATGGTTCGGATCATTCGTCTTGAGCACAAAGGCGGTTTCAACGCCCGCCGGGATGAAGACGGGCGGGTCAAACGAGAACTTTTGCCAGGGGCCGACCAAGGCAAGATGCATGTCGACTTCGGTTTGAGCGATGACATCGGCGGTAGGATAGCCGTTGTCCATCGTGACGATCTCGCAAAGCACCGGTTGCGCCGCGTTGCCGATGGCGCAAAATTTCACCTCGATAGAGGCGATATGCCGGCCTTCGGTGAACTGGAATGACTGTGCCACCGGGTCGGTATGCCCTCGGCTGCCACCTTCGCCGCCGTGTCCGCCGCCAAGAGACGGCGCCCGAGGCGGCGACTCCTGAAATCGCTGGATGGTTGTCAACTGTTGATTGGTTGTGATCTCAATTCGGCCCTGTCCGGTAAACTCGGCGTTGGCGTAGTCGCCACCGGCGCCCACGGCGGCGACGTGCTTGGTGCCGGATGGAACGTTCGCCGGGATGACGAAGCTCCCCGAAACCTGGCCGCTGGCGTCACCCACAAGCGGGCCGGCCGGCGTCACGTCGATCCCGTCAAACGTGAGGGTTTGCAGAACCTCGCCCACGCCGAACCCGTCAATGGTGAAAGCAACATTGATCTGCCGAAGGAACCGGGCCGTAACTTCGCGAGTCGAGGTGATAATCTCAACATTCGTGACACGGCTTTTGTTGCCCTGGCCGAACACCTGAGTAACGGGCGAAAGCGAGGTGTCTTGCGTTTCGGTCCAGAAATCTTGCGAGGGCGTCAAAGTCATCTTGGCCGGCAGTGGCGCAAACGACTGGTAGGGATTGATCTTTGTGCAACCCGTAACCGCTTCCTGCGCAATCAACACCTCTTCGGTGAAATTGAGATATTGCGGCGCCGGCAGCGAGAAGAATTGGAAAGTCGGGATGATCGGAATCTGAAACGTGCCGTTGAACACGGCGCCGTTCTGGACCTCGCCGGCATCGCGGTAGCGGTCGTCGTTGAGAGGATCAACGAAGACGCCTTTTTTTGCCACCGGCTCGCGCGCGGTGATGTCCATTTGCAGGCGTGAAAGCGCGATCAAGTCAAGCGCGTCGACAAGCCGATTGTACATGCGGTCGATGGTGGAAAACGGATAGGCTCGGATGCCGTTGTTGATGACGGCGGGCGTTCCGAACCAATCGTTTTCGACCACGCAAAGCGCCAGAAGCGTAGCCGGCGGGGCCGGCGGCTGCGGCTGTTCAATCGCCGGAATGCCCTTGAGGTAAATGATATTGCCGTCTCTATCGAGACAGATGAGGTCGTGACGGGGCAGATTGTAATTGTATGTGACGAAGACAGGCCCGCCGGTGACGCCGCCGGCAACGGTGATCCCGGTGGACGTTACGACCGAAGGAACCTCCGCTAGTAACGGTAGGTGACATCATAGGACGACCCGCCCGCCGGTTCCGCCCCCGCCCCCGCCCAATCGACGCGATCATTTGCAAAGGGTGTAGCTGGCCGGCGAGGCGTAGGTCGTGGCGCCCTGCTTTACCAGCGAAACCGACACAACGCTGGTATGCCCGAGAAGGTCAGACGTATTCGCCACGCCACCGCGCACGACCGTTTCCGTCACTTCCTTCGTGATGATGACAGTCGCAACCGAATTGATCGGAGTCCGGTTGAGGGTGATAACCGCCGTTCCGGTGCCGCCGTCATCGAACGTATGGGGCTCGGAAGCGATGTTGAGAATGTCCGGCTCTTCGGTCTGGCCGAAGCGCGTCGCGGTGTTCCGGGTCCGCTTGTAGCCGAGGATATTGGCGGTGCCTTCCTCGATTGAAAACCATTGCTTTCCCGCCGAAAGGCCGAGGGGCGTTACCCTGCAGCCGCGCGCGATATAGTTTTCGTGCGCATCATAGTCATAGGGTGCGATGGCGGCATTGAAGCCAGCAAGGGACGGCGGCGGCGTCTGGTCAACAACGAAGCCGTTTCGGATCTGGTAGACCCGGTAAAGGTCGCCGACCTCGCCGTCGCCATCCCATCCCCACGAAAGCGAAAGAACTTCGCGCGCCGCGCCAGGCTCGCCGAACGAAACTATGGCTTCCTCATGAAGCCCCAAAAGCGAGGCGTCATCCTCATGCGTGATGACGGTTGACAGCACACGGACGCCGACAACAACGTCTCCCACGATGGGCAAGCCCACGAAGGCCGCCGAGCCCACCGGGCGGACATCGCCGCGCACATAGACCTCGCCGGCCGCAATCGTGGTGGCGCCGGTGAGCGGGTCCACGATGACGTCGCAACCCTTGATCCGGTCGCCGTCATGGGCAACCATATTGCCGATATTGGTACGCTTGCGGGCTTCGATGGAAAGCCCTTCGGTGATCTCGCCGGCCTGGGCAAAATGCCGTTCCCTGTAAAGCACGCGCTCGCGCGGGTCGCTCACCTTCGAACGATCATAGATATCCGCGAGGTCCGGGCGAAGAGCCGGGTCGAACACTAGAAATTCTTCATTCGCCATTTTCAGATTTCCAAGGTGAGCGTGACGTGCTGCCGAACGGTGCGGCGGAATGCGAAATCAACCGCAACCGGCCCGAGGGTCATGTCGTCGGCTTCAAAGCCGTCTTCGAATTCGATTTCTTCCGGGCCAAGCCAAAGCTTGCCGGGCTTCTCGGCGTCGATGTTGTGGGCGCGGAAGACCAGGGCGATGGATGCGCAAACCGCACCTTCGCCGTCGCCGAAATCGGTGCGTGCTTCAACCTCAACAAACACATGCCCGGCGGGGCCGCCTACATGGCTTGCTGAGACGTCGCGGACAGCAACCGGCCGGCGGTAGCCGATGGCGTCACCGGCGGCGTCGTAGAAGCCCACGTAGACGGACAGGCGGCCGATGAGAAACAGCTTGAAGGCGGCGACGTCCGTAACGCCATCCCATGAGACGCCAGGCACATTCCAAGGGAAGTCGCCCCAATTCAGCACCTCGCCCAAGGTGACGTTGACGCCGAGGGCGGTACGGTCGGCGGCGTCTGCTATGATGCTTCCGTCGATCTCTTCGCCGTGACTCCATTTGACAGTTCCGCCGGGAAGACGGATTCCGCTGTCATCGCTCCAAAGAGCTTCGCCCCACTTCTGTTCACTCCATTCGAGGGCGCGGACGTTATAGCCGTGCCACCCGCGAATGAAACGCGACCGCGCCGGGTCCGAAATGCCGGCCAGGTATTCGGCGTCGCGAAGCACCGGCAGCTCGGCCACGGGCACCAAGCCCATACCGATCTGATAGCGGTTCCATTTCCGGCGCCGGTCGTTCTGGTCTTCAAGCTCGGGCGCCAGGTAGCCGATCCATGACAGCGCCATGAACAGGGCGGCCGGCGTACCCCGGACCCGCTGCCACGGGATGCCGGCGGCGATCAATTCATCATCGTCGTTGAAGAATTCAGAAATCGGGCCAAGGCCGTATTCCGCGACGACCCAAGGTGAGAAAGCCGCCGGGATGGTGGCCCCGTATTTCAGGCCGGCGATGCTATCAATGAGCGGCCCGAAATAGGGTGTCCGGTCCAGCGACTCGGAAAGCGCCCGCTCAAGAGGCGACGCATTGTTCGGGAGAAGGTGAAGCGCGCTCAACGCAACCTCCCCGCAAAGTTGGCGGTGATGGTGCCGAGCGTGGCGGCTTGATTGTCGCTCACCACTACCGGCGCCGCCGGGGTGACAACCTCAACCTTTGAGACGCCGGGAAGGTGAACCCGAGCCGCGAGCCAGGAAGGGTTGAGGTCGAAGCCGATTCCGCTTTCGTCAAACCATGCGGAACGGATCAATGTTTCCATTGAGTCGATGATGGCAAGCGGCGCGTTCGGCAGAAGCCAGACATTCAAGACGATGTTTTGCGGCGCCTGGGTAGCGGGCACAACTTCGATGACATCGTTGATGGCCCGAACGTCCGTAGCGGTCACGGCGGCCAGCACGGCGGCCAGCATGGGCGCATCCGGCACGCCGCCGTTCACAAGGGAAAGCAGGGCGACGCGAAGCTTCGGCCCGCCGTCGACTTGATAGACCGCCACGTCTTTGACCCGGACATCTGCGGTACGGGCGATGAACTTATAGCGTTCTTCCGTCCCGCCTGTGGACCGGCCTTGAATCGCCAAGACGGTTCGCGAGCGAAGTGCAGAATCCGTCTCGCCCACGAGGCGAAGCACGTCATAAAAGGCCGCCAGATGGTCAAGGTCGGACCCGGCGGCAAAGAACAACAGATTGGCCCGAGCGGCGTCGTTCACGCGAGCGCGCAAAACGATGTCTTGATAGGATGAAGCCTCGATTACTTTGATCGCCGGGTCGCTTTCGAGCAACGCGGAATAGCTCGGGTCGATATCAACAAGTTTATTGATCGTCGCGAGGCGGATTTCTTCGTATGAGAGGGTCGCAATAATCGCCGGGACGGGGAGCCCTTCCAGCGTATATTGCGCCTGTGTCATTTGACAACGATTCCGCTAAGAGAAATGATCTTCCCGTCCGGCAAATAATCGCCGGTTAGACCAAATTCTATAACCCCGTCGCCGAGTGGATTAAACGAAGCTTCCCGCAATCTTAGGCGCGGTTCCCACCGGCCGAGGGCATCGGCGAGCGCCATATAGATATCGACCGCGAAGTCCGCCGTAACAGGTCGATCAACCAGATTGGGAATGTCCGAACCGTAGTCGCGGCGCATCACCCGCGTACCGATGCGGGTCGAGAGAATGTCTGTGATCGATTGTTTCAGGTGGGCGAGGCCTTCAAGCTCTTTGCCCGTGGTGGCGTCCATTCCGCGCATGATCTTTTCCCCTACGCTACCGGGCCGGTGTTGCTGCCGCCGGGCTCGACCCCGGTATGTTCGTGCAGCTCGGAAATGTCTTTCCCGTTGTGGGTGAGCGTCGGGGATTCGATTTGGATTCCGCCTGGCGCTTTGATTTTGAGTTCGCCGCCGGTGGCGTGTATCGAGGCCCCGCCGCCGATGTTGAGGGCGAAGCTGCCGCCCTCGGCGACGTCCATTTTGTAGGCCTTGGCTTCGTCGTCGTATTCAACGACCGTGCCGTCCGGGTAAATGGTCCGGTGAATGCTGCCCTTGTCCGCTGCCTGCTTTTTTTCGGTGGCGATGGAACCCACGATAACGGCCTGTGACGGGTCGCCAGAGGGCGAGACAGCGACAACCTGTTCGCCAACGTCTAGGCTGTCATAGGTCTTTGTGTTGCCCGCCCTGGCGCTGGTAAACGGTAGCCAGTCACTTTCGAATTCGCCGGCCTTGAACCGGTATCGAGCTTTCTTGTGATCGACCTGCGAAACCTTCCCGATAAGGACGGTGTTCGACATGCGCCGTTCAAGATCCGTGATGTCCTTTGCCCGGCGTTCAAGCATTAGATCAACGCCGTGACATCGGTATAAAGCGGCTCATTGCCGGGGCCGGTTTCCGGGTCAAACCCGAGCAAGACAGTCGTCGGCGGCCGGCCGTCAACTTCGATCAATTGCGTATAATAGATGATATCGAACGTTAGAATCGCGGTCCAAAGCGCGACCTCGCCTTGCTCCGCAAAAGCGGTGTCCGTCTCGAAAATCGTACACCACTCGACCAGATTGCCGAGCGTGGGATTCGCGTGCAGCCAGGTTTCGACCTGAAAGGCGCAATCGTCCACGGCGTCGGCGCCCTCATCACCCACCGCGTAGCACTCAACGATGAGCTTCAAGAACCGGCGCCGGATTCCGCCATCGTGGCGGTAGTCCGGGTCGATCAAATCTTTGCCGGTATAGACGACGCCAACGGGCATGGTGCGGGCATCGGCGGGAAAGTCTCGGCTATTGTAAAAGCGAGCCTTGGCCGCCGTGGGGAACACCGGCGGGTCGGCCGCGTCCGGTGTCGCCAGCAAGGCGGCAACTGCGGCGCGGATGATCTTTCGCGGGTGCGGTGCCATCGCTATTTCTTCCGAAGGTGCAGCTTCGTGTTCTTCGAAGAGTCGGGAAAGGTGTCGATGACGCGGAATGAGCCGAAGCCGGAAATCGTCACTTCGTCATCCGGCATCGGGTCAAAGCCGAGGTCGGCGTTGCGGACATCAAGCACCGGGATCTTGGACGTGGTCGGCACCCTGCCGCCAGCCTCAAGGGAAACGTGCTCATAATCGAAAATCGCGGTGAGGTCGGGCTTGATCTCGCCAGACTCGCCGCGCTTGTAGATGACGAAAACGGCCTCCCCGAAGGTATCCCGAACAACGCCGGTCATATCGTCTAGGAGGCCGCTCCAATCCATGGCAGGCGGCGGTTAGCCGGCGGCCTTTTCTTTGGCGGTCAAGAGCATTTCCGGCCGCGTGCAGATGTACAGCGGATAGGAATAGACCTCGGGGCGCACCCAAAAATTGCGGTCTTTGTCGCGGATCATCATCGCGTAGAGCGGCCGCCCCAGGGTGTTGACCATGTCGAAGGCTTCGCCAGGTGCGAAAGCCTTCTGGAAGACATCGGGCGCACCCATCGGGAAGAACTTGCACTTGGTCGACCGGATGCCGAGGCCCTGTTTCGTGCCCGGCGCCGCCGCGTCACTGAAATCGTCGGTGCCGCGATAGTTGATGAACATGATCCCGCCGAAATCGAAGGTGGCATAGGAGCCGGAAGCGATGACGGATTGCGTCGCCACACCAAAGGCGCGGTTCAACGCCTGTGCCTGCGAGGTGTTGAGGTAGACCTCGCGAACCAGCTTGTGGCGGGTCAGCTTGTCAAAGAAGCTGTCGCCGCACAGGCCTACGACCCGCGTGCCCATCGTCCAGGCGCCTTTTGCGGCGTGCATCATGGCGCGGATGACACCACGGCAGACGGACTCGACGTCCGTGGTTGCGGTGTCCAGCGCGAAGTCGATTTCGGCAGGAACCGGGATTCCCCATTCCGTGAACCAGTTCACGATTTCGGTGCCGTCCGCGTCCAGAACAACGCCCTGCAAGGCGCCGAGCTGCATGTTCTCCCACGTCATTTCAACATCGCCGATAAGGCGCTGTTCGTAGCGTCCGACATAGCCGATCATGGTTTCCAGGTCGGACTCCGTGCCGAACGCGCGCATGTTCTGGATCTCGGATGCCTTGAGCGTGTGGCCCTTGGCGATGCGCGAGGTGTCATATTTGCGGAGCGAAGCTCGATCCGTCTTGCCCTCGGCCAGCGGCGCGCCGCGTTCCGAAGTCTGAATGATGGAAAGAACGTTGCCGGCGCGGCGCTCGACCGAGACGGATTCGGTTGAAATCGGAACCTCGCCGAAGAGGTTCATCGAGCCGATCAGGTTCGGCTTGAATTCGTAATCTTCAAGCGCAAGGGTCATCGAGACGGCGGAAAAGGCGTCGTCGTTGAAGATATCCATATGCATAGTGCGAGTTCCCCGTTTTCCCCGTCGCTGCCTTAGCGAACGATGATTCCTTTGGTGGCGAGGGCCGCGATTGCGGTCGCCTTGTTCGGTGCCGAAATGCCGGCGGGCCAGGTGAGTTCGTTTGCGTTGACTTCGGTTTCGCGCATCGAAACGACCACGTTCTTGTCGGCGAGAGTGGCGTCGACGTTGCCGAAGAGAACGGCGCGGGCGTTCTGCGATCCGTCCACGGCGGCGGGGTCGAACGCCTTGAATTTCTTGGAGCCGGCGGCCACGGTGATGTTGAATCCGTCACCTGCAACCATCGGGGTGGCGCCGACCGTGATGGTGAAGCCGAGGTCGTCGGCGAAAGCGGCGCCGGTGGCACCGGACTTGATTTTGAAGCCGTCCGGGTCGGTCACGTCGAACTTGGTCGCCGCCGTGAATTCCACGGAATAGACGCCGGCTTTCGCGCCGGGGCCGGTGACAACCGCGCTGATCGTGGCGTTGCCGGTGTTGCCGGCCTTGGCGGCAGCAACGGCGGCGGCAACTGCAATCTGGCCGAGCACGGTTCCGTCGACCAGCTTGGCGGCGCCCGTGAGGGAGCCAGCGTCACGGGAACGCATCCCGCCGGTCGCGCCATCGGACTCGCTTACGATGTAGGCACCGGCGCGGCGGTTTTCAGAAAGAACGGTTGTCATTTCGGTCGACTCCTATTGACGCGCTTACCGGCGCTTCATTGCCTTTGCCCACGCGGAAACCTTTTGGCCCGCGTCAAGAACCTTGCTCGCCTCGGCGATCGCCTTGGGCTGCGCGATGGTGGAAACGGGCGCCGCATCGCCAGCGGCGGCGGCGTCCAGAACCTTGGAGCGGGCGTCGGCGACGCTCATGCCCTTGGTGATTGCTTCGGTCACGTTGAACGTGACGCCGAGGCGGTCCGCCTGGGCAGTGATGGAGGCGAGGCCTTCGCATCGGGTACGTTCGGCCTTGGTGGCCTTCTCGGCGTCCGTGGCGTTCGCCTCGGCAGCGAGTCGGGCCGTCTCGGCCTCGGCTGCAATCCGTGCGGTTTCGGCTTCGGCTGCAACGCGCGCCGTCTCGGCCTCGGCAGCGAGTCGGGCCGTCTCGGCCTCGGCTGCGGTCTTCTCGGCGGCGGAAAGAACCTTCGTCATGAGTCCAACTTTCAATTTCGATTTTGACAACACTTGCGGCGATGCCGTTTGCAAATCGTCAACGCTATCGGCAAATGCTTGAAGGGCTTCGTCAAAGGTGCCGGAGTTATCGGCTAGACCAGACTCGACCGCATCAACACCGCGATACATGCAAGCTTCCGTAGCACGGATCTTTGCGGCGTCGATTCCACGATGTTGCGAAACGAGCTGCACAAACATTTCGCCGAGGGCGTCAACATCGGCCTGCACCGCGTCCCTGGCACGGTTGCTCAAGGGCTCATGCATGTTGCCGTCCGCCTTCTCGGCACCGTAGAAAATATACGTCCAGCGAACGCCCGCCATCTTGTCGGCTTCGCTGACATCGACATGCGCGGCGAGGCAACCGATGGAACCGAGTTCGCTTGTGGTAGCAGCCCAAATTTTAGACGCCGCACTTATGACGCCGTAGCCGGCCGAGGCCGCCACTTCGTTCGCGTGCCCCCAAACGGGCTTTCCCGTTGCCTCGCTGGCGCTACGAATGAAGCGCGCCAGGTCAAAGCAGCCGTTCGCTTCGCCGCCGGGTGAGTCCACCTCGAGCATGAGCCCGCGCACCGCCGGGTCGTACATAATTTCCGTGACCGCATCGGCCAGCGCGGAATAGCTGGTAAGCCCGGACTCCGAGTCCATCCATGAGCCACGCCGGATCAGTGTTCCCAAGACCGGAAGCACCGCGATACCGTTGTCGGCCATGTAGCCGCCACTGCGGAAGGCTCGGCCCTGCCCTGCCCGCGCCTCGCGAGGAGCGCGCGGCAGCTCGCTTGCCGACACCGCGAGGCCGTCGAGGATTCGCGGCCCAATCGCGTTAAGGATGGTGTTCGCCTTGCCACGATGGATCAACAGCGGCGTGTCGAAAAGCAAACTGGCAACTAGCGGGAGATCACGCGGCATTTTGAAGATCCTCCGGGTTGTTGTCTTCGACGGGAGCCGGGGCGCCAGGTGCGGGGCTCGGCGCCGGCACGCTGCCATCTGTGTCGAACACAAGTGGCATCTTTCGGCCCGCCGCCTCGGCGCGCTCTTCCTCGATCTCATCGTCCATGTCTTCGCGGTCGTACCCGCGTTCCGCAATGCTTTGCGTCCGGCTCTTGAGGCCGCCCTTGATTGCGTCCTTTTCGGCCGCGATATCCTTTGCGGGGTCAAGCCATTCCTGCCGGGGCGGCAAGTGATCGCAAGCCCAATATTCGGTCGGGTCCACGTCATAGCCGGGAAGGTCCACAAGACCGGCCATCACGGCGCGCTCAACAAAAGCAATCCAGATGGGCCGGCAAAGCTGATGGATCAGCGTATGATTCTGCCACTGCGAAATCCGGCGCCGAAACGCGACAATGGCGGTGCGGACGTTGGAGAAGTTGCCCTTGGTCATATCGCCGGTAACAATGGAATACGGCACGCCGAGGCCCGCCGATATCTTCAAGGTCGTGCGATATTGGAAGGCCTCATAAGACCCTCCAACTTCCACGGGCGAAGAAAACTTGATGTCTTTGTCGTTGCCGAGGTCAACGATTGCGCCGGGCTCCATGCCGGCGATTGGCGCGTCATATTCTTCGGTGCCTTCGTCATCGTTGACGGTGATCGGGTTTTCACCGCGACCGATAAGAAACGCCGTGAACAAGGCGGCGTTGTTCTTTCGCGCGATTTCGGCGTCGTCGTAGACCTCGAGTCCGAAGATCTTGACCAGCACGCGGGCCACGCGGGGCACGCCGCGAATCTGTCCGCCCTGGCGCCCGTCAAAAACGTGCAGCACTTCGGCCGCTGGCACCCGTACCCGGTCACGGCTGGCCGTCGCCATCGGCGGCCGGATATCGTGCGGATGGAAGCGCCAGAAGTGATAAGCGACGCGGGCGCCGATGGCATTGAATTCGATCCCGGCCACAATGAAATTACCGCCGGGCAGACTGGCCGTGAAGGCGAGGTCGAGCATTTCCGCCGGGAGCAACTGCAACTGAAAAGGGACCGTCCACATATCGGAACGGCGCCGAGCGCGGATTCGAATGAAACATTCGCCGGCCATGTAGGCTTCGCGGGCCGCCTTGGCTTGGATGCCATAGTAGTCGGTCATCCCCTCGGCGTCGGCTTCGTCCGTCCACTTCGTGAACAGGGCGAGCAATGCGGCCTTTTGTGCCTTGCGCTCTTTCTTGAGCCGGGGCCGAGGCTTGATGCCGTCACCAACGGCGTGGCTTGTCCATTCGTCAATGGCGTTGCCGGCGTAACCGTCATTCTCATACAGCCATCGGGCGCGGGCTATCAGGTTCGGTCCGGCGGCGCGGATCGCGACGTTGATATGGTTGCGAGACGGGTTGAAGCCGCGCAAGCGCCGGCCGTTTCCGGCGGCCTCAAACGTATTGTTGCCGCCGCCGTTCAATCGAAACGCGCTGGCGACACGGGTGCCGATGCCGGAAAAAATGCTCATCAATAGCCCCGCCGAATATCTAGGTAGAACACACGGTTCTTGGGCTTGCCTTCCAGTGCCGCGATCTCTTTGTCGATATCGGCGAGCGCGTCTTTCATTTCGCCCATGCTGCGATATTGGACGCTCTTGTCGCCGTGGCGAACGATGAGCGCACCCGACCGCATCGCCTTAAGCAGCGCCGCCCTTTGTGCCTGTAGCAATTCCAAATCGGTCATTGATATCACATGAACGGACTGCCGACGACGCGACGGCGTTTCCGGTTCACCTTAACACCGGCCTTCGGCGGCGTGATTCCACGATGTTGCGAACCGGCGTCATCCTCGCCGGGCTCGGGCTCGGGTTCGGCGGGTGCGACGCCAAGCTCGGAAAGCATCCGTTCAATCTTGGCGGCCTCCCGGTTCAAGACGAAGCCGGCGGCGATCAACCCTTGCAATGAGGCGTAGGCGTAGACGCGGCAGTCAAGCGCCTCATTCCTGGCGTGGTCAGGCTTCCACCAATACACGTCTTTGAAGCCTTTGACGTAGCGGGTTTTCTTAATCTCGGCCGTCAACTGATCGAAATATTCTTTGTCGCGTTCCATCGGGAAGTGACAGGCCCCGGCGCCGCTGACCAGCGCCCCGGTTTTCTCAAGCCGCTTCGTGATCGTTTCCTTCGCGCTGTCCACGCCGATAGGATAAAGGTTGATCCTGCCCTTGTTGTTTCGGGTCGGCCGCTTCGGCCACACCGGCCGGCGCCCCGCGTAGCCCTTGATACCCCAGATGCGGCGACCCTCACGCGGCTTGACGAACCGGTAAACGTCTTGCGTGTTAGCGCCGCCGGTATCGACGGAGGTCGCCGCTATCGCCATCCCGTTCGGGAATGCGGGGTGCGGGAAGCGCTGAAACAGATAATCGTCAAGTTGATCCCAAACCTCTTGTTGAGACGGGTCACCTATAAAGATCTGATAGTCAACGGACCATGATTCCTCATCGCGGCCCCATGCTACGACCTCGGCCTCAAGGCGGTCGGGCTGGACATCAACGCCAGCGGTGAGCAAGGCGGCACCGGCGGGGCAACCCGAGAATACTTCCCGCTTCGCCATGAGCGTGTCGGGGTCCGCCTTCTCGCCGCCAGTGTCTTCCCAGGGCTCGCCGAGAACGGTGTTGATGAAGATCTGCAGCAGCGCGGGGTCGTCCTTTGCCGCCATGAATTCAGACACGCATTCCGCCCACTTGAACCAAGGCGAATACAGCGCGGAAAGGTGATAGCTGCGAATGTTCGGGCGGATCGGTGTAGCGGTCGGCACCCAGGCGGCGCCGCGCTCTTCCGATAGCAGAAACTTTTTGCGGGCTTCGGTATGCCGGTGTTCGCAAAACTCGCCGGTTACGGGGTCCGTGGCCTGGCAGACGAAAGCCGCGGATTCCGGGTGCCCCGGCTCCCATTTGATCGCGGCCCATACAATAGGCTGTGCCGTCCCGCACTTCTCGCACTTCACGTTGTAATAGCGCTGGTCGCCCTCGGCGAATGACTTCGCGATGCGGCTGTTGAGCTTGAGCTTTGGCGATGAGGTGATGAAGATTTTGCGGCGCGGAAAGTTCGCGGTTCGCTTGATCGCCAGCATCGCGGGGTCGCCTTCGTCATCCGCTGATGCCGGGTAGGCGTCGACTTCGTCCAGCACCAAGCGGGACACCGGGGAGCCGCGAAGGCCGGAACCCGAATTCGCGCCCGTCATGAACAAGGCGCCGCCGTCAAAATCCTTCTGCATGACGGTGTTGCCGGAGTCCCGCGAGCGGGCCGGCTTGATCTTTTCGGCGAGCGCCGGGCTTTCCGCAATCATCGGGTCGATGCGGGTCTTTGAAAACTTTTTCGCCATGTCGATGGTGGGCAGCACGTACATAATCGGCCCAGGCGAATGGTGGATTGTGTAGCCGACGAAGTTGAACCCGCCTTCCGAGGCGCCGATCTGCACGCCCTTCATGAGCGCTACGGTTTCAATCGCCGAATAGGTGGACAGCGAGTCCATAATCTCGCGTAGGTATGGGGTGCGCGAGGTCCGCCACTTGCCCGGCTCGGAAGACGAAACCGAAGTCAGATAGCGGTGTTCGTCCGCCCATTCCGAAACGGTGAAAGGCGGGTCCGGCTCGATAGCCGCGATCCCTTCCTCAAACAGGTATTCAAATGCGCCCTCGCTTAGCACTCGGAGTCCCCGAAGGTGCCGGCGTCCATCGGTGCCCGCGTCTTCGCCAGTTCGGCCAGGGCGAGGCGCATGTGCTCTTCAAGGGCACCGGCAAGCTGGACCGGGTCGGCCTCGACCACCGCCGAGATATCGGACGCGTAGCGGTTCGCGAAATTCAACATGGCGGCTCGGAAGACGCGCATAAGCGAGCGGATCGCGCGCCTCGCCTCTTCCCTGTCGACCGTGGTTTCCTTAAGCCGTTCAAGGTTGATCTTGGCGGCCTCAAGGTCGACCTGCATCCGCTCGACCTTGAGGTCGTATTCGCTGTTTTCCGTGGCCTCTTCGCCGGACTTAAAAAGCTTCGAAGTCTTCGGAACCACCTTGCGGCGTTGCTGGTTTGGATTGCTATTTGCAAACCATTGGACCCGAGCCGCCACGGAATCAACGGAACCATCGGGGAAGATGGAACCGGCGAGGCTTCCCCGCTGCACTCTTTGGCGCACCGCGTTAGGCGTAACGCCCATTTCTCGGGCAAAAGCGGCAAGGCTGATGCCCGCGAGTTTCTTCCTGCCGCTCACTATTTCTGATCCTAGCTATATACATGGCGCATATTACGCGCTACATATCGTTTGCGAATTGCAAACACTCTAGCTGAATCGGAACCGACAATGAAGTCGTACAATGTCAAGTCAAATGCGAAGCGTTTCGCCCGCCAGCTCGCGGCAAAGTTTCCCGGCTACATCGCCGATGAGCCCGTCGAGCGCTGCCCTATCGAAGTGGCAGAGGGCAAGGCCGAATGGTATCCCGGCGTCGCCGCCCCGACCAAGGTGCTGGCGACCGGCATCCCCGAAGAGATCAGTTCAACGGCATACGTCAACGGCAAGCTCGCCGAGGTGACGGCAGCGCGCATCGAAGGCCACACCACGATTTCCGGCGGCGAAACCGGCGAAGGCATCGAAGCAGAGGTCGCCAAGGTGGCGGCGCTTCGCCCATACCAGCAAGCGGCCGTCGACGCGATTGAGGCCGGCGCCGTGGTGATGTCATTCCCCGCCATGAAAGCGGCGGTCGCCAGCAAGGCCCACAAAGCCGAGGTGATAGATCCCCGTACGATGACCCTCCCCGCGATGAAGGCGGCTGTTGCTGATCTCCCCCTCACGAAGTCAACGCCGGAAGAGATCGCGGCGCGCCGCGCCGCCCGAGCTGCACGCGCGGCGGAACCGAAGCCGGCGAAGGTGGCGAAGACAACCAAGGCCGACACGATCATTGAACTTGTTTCCACGGCGGATGGTGCCACCCTTCGCGACCTCATGGCGGCCACCGAATGGCAGGCCCACACATTGCGCGGCTACATCGCGGGCACGCTTCGGAAGCGCGGCCACAACATCGTTGCGAAAAAGATCAAGGGCGAAGAAACCCGCTATGTGATCCCGGCGGCCGAGGTACAGGCACGAGCGCCCGCGTCGCAGTAGCGGCCGTGGAATGGCGGGGCGCCGGGTCAAGGCCATCGGCCGAGGGCAGGCGCTGGTCGAGGCGTTCGCCTACGCTTTTATCGACTGAGTATCTAGAAATGCCAGATGCCCCGCTGCATGAACAGGTCGGTCGGCGCTCTCCAAACCCTATATCGGGCCGCCTGTTCGGCCTGTTCGCGGACACCAAGCTGACCAATTCTCTGAAAGAACGCGTCTATGCGCTGTCTGGCAAAAAGTTTCCTGCCCCTGGTGTTGTAGTTGCGGATGGGGAGCCAATGGCCGCTGATCGACCGGCCGCCTTGGGAAAGCGCTATGCCGATGCAAAACTGCTCAGGAGTGTGGACCTTCACGACGCCAATCATTCGTTCGATGGCATGATAGGCGTCGGTTAGAGCTGGGATGTTGGCGCTGTGGACGCCAAGAACGCCGCTGTTCCACATGGGCTCTTCGCCGGTTAGAACCTGATCGCCAAGCTTAAGCCCCTTGCCGGCGAGACTGCGGTATTCCTTCTTCGGCCTTCCCTCGCACTTGCGCATCACGGAATGGGTCGGCGATATCTTCTTGAAGCATCGGGAGATGTCTCCGACCGTGTACATGTCGGTATCCATGAAAAACAGGCGGTCGCAGTCCTGCAATAGCTGGATGATGCCGGCGGCCTTAATCCCGAACAGATATCGATCGCCGAAAGACATCTCGCGCATGCGCGCAGCGGTCAATTCGATGGTCTCGACAGGGTATCCACTGAAAATCTTGGGCCGGTCGGTCAAGACCTTGATCTTGGCGTCGGGGCAGAAGTGCAGCAACCGCAGCGCACTGAAGAGCGCTCCGCGCGCATACAGTTCATCCTCGCCAAAAGCGATGTAGCCAAGCCTGTCACCCATGCCGACCCTTTTGCATCCCGGGCGGCCGGTCGTCCACTAAATTATAGGGCGTTGCGGCCACGCTTAGCACCGCGCCCCCTGGCAGGGCAAAGGATCTGGAACTATTTTAGCTAATGCTGATTGAATCGTGTTTTCATGAGTCAGTTCATGCGTTTAGCTTTCATCCCGCCGATGAGGCCCAAGCTTGTAGACAGCCCGCCTCTTGGGGATGGCTGGACCCATGAGATCAAGCTTGACGGCTACCGAACCCAAATCGTTATCAACGGCCCCGATGATATCCGCGCCTACTCAAGTAGCGGCGCGGACTGGACCGCGAAATATACTGGCGTCATTGAAGCGGCGCGCGAGCTTGGCGTCGAGTCCGCGATCATAGACGGCGAGGCGGTTGCTACCAACGCGAAGGGGCAGCCGGATTTCCACAAGCTGCAAAGCATCATTCACAAAGACCCTTATACCGCCATCCTCGGCGCCTTCGATATCCTGCACTTAAACGGCCACGACCTCCGCGACATCGGCTGCAAAGCGCGCCGTGAAATGCTCTACAGCATCATGAAGCCGAACAGCCGGATTCAGTTCAGCGAGACGTTGCCAGGCGACGCGAAATCGATCTTCTACCTCATTGACCAGGCAGGGCTTGAGGGCATGGTTTCGAAGCGTGCGGACAGCGTTTATCGCAGCGGTCCGACCACCAATTGGTTGAAGATCAAAAGCTATATGTACAGTGATCTTGAACTCATCGGGGTCGAGCGGGAGCGGGGTAAAGCAGCCATGGCCCTATTCGCGGAACCGGGCACCCGCAAGTATGTCGGCTCCGCATTCGTCACCCTCGGCGGCGAGATGCGCGAACGTCTCTGGCAGCGGGTCCAGGCCAAGGCTGGCGGCGCCCCGCCCGACGCCTACATGAACAAACGGCACCCCTCGACTCAATGGATCAAGCCGGGTTTGATGGCGACCGTGAAGCACTTGCGCGGCGAAGAGATTTTGCGGCACGCATCTGTGAAAGCTCTTTTGGAGGATGGCGACAAAGGATCAGGAACGGTCAATTAGCGGAGGTAGAAATCTAGCCGCTCCCGTTGTGCCTGGGGCGAAAACATCTGCTCAACGGTCTGCCGTGCCTTGAGGCCGACCGCTGCCCGTAGCGCCGGGTCGGCCTTGAGGTCAGCCAGTATTCGCGCCGCCTGTTCCGTTGTTTCGAACAGGAAACCGTTTTCGCCATGCCTGATATGATCGGAATAGCCGCCATGCGAATGGCAGACCACGGGCAAGCCGCAAGCCATCGCTTCGAATACCACCCGCCCGAACGTCTCCACATGCGGGTCGGTCCGATAATAGAAGGCGTCGACCTGTGATAGAAACTGTTCGGCGGGAAACTGCCCCTGCGGCAGGATCGCGAGCAGCGGGTGCGGGGCGAGCTTGTCCTTGATCGGCATCCCGCCTTGGATTCGTATGGCGGCGCCATCCGCTAGCAGTTCCCGGTAGAGTGGCAAGTCGTCCGCATGGTGCTTGCCGGGCGCGTCACGGCTCAACCGACCGACTGTGAAAGGTCTTTCCGGCTTGGAGGGGCCGCGCGAAAACCGCCCGATATCTATCGGCGAGGGATGCACGGTGCCCTCGATTTGCAGCAAGCGCTTTTGGAAATCGGAAATCAGCACCATCTCGGCGGCCGGCCAGCCAAGCATGCGAGGCATGCGCGTCGTTAGCTCGATGACTTTCGGGTGAAAGGTGTTGAAGACATAGATCAACCGGCGCGGTTTCGGAATGAGATAAGGCCATACCTTGTTTCGCCAATGCGCGCCGAGAAATACATAGGTGCCGCCATCGGGCACGCTTCGCGAAAGCGGCGAGATCCGACGAATTGGATACCGGCGTTTCAGTTCGGCGGAAGCCCTTGAGGATGCCGCCCAAAGCCGCACCTCGGCTTCCCGTCTCAACAAATGATAGAGGTCCAGAGTCTCAAGATCGCTGCCCCCAAATTGGTCTTGAAACCCGTTGAATAAATGGATCATTGATCTTCTGTACTTTTGCTTGGCGGCACGTCATATAATATTTCTGCACGGTTGCAAGCGCAAGAATTCGAGGCGGCAACACATAGCCATTTCTGACGCGCATATCGTCACAGCCGTGGCCTCACGTCCCACCCCTACCTCAACAGATTGATCGGATTGAAGAATTCCGCCGGGGAAGAAAGCCCGCGGTACCTTGGACGCATTCGAAAAAGCGATGGCTTCTATTCGGGGTGAATAGTTCGGATATGCTTTTCGGGATTTCTGTCGCTAGCAAGAACGTGCGATGCAGCGCTCCCCTCACATGACACCCGCCCCGGAAGTACCTTCGAATTTCATAAGCCATTGAAATCATTATGATATTCGTGATGAGGCCGAGGTGTGTTGATCGTATTGGGAACGGGGATCAATGAGGACGCATCATTCGCAGTCATCAATATAATTGATGGCTCAACCCTTAACCCTTGAAGGCGTATCGCTTCAACTGCCTGACCACGTTGGCGGTGAGGCGGGCTTGTGCATCAACCTCGATCTGCCCCATCGTGATCGCTTGGCTCATTACCTGGGTGACACCGGCACCCCATAGTTCTTTGATCGGGTTTCGTTTCTTCGTCTCCCGAACGAATACCCCCCGGTGCCCCGACTTCATCGTGGCAATGAATGTGTTCTTGTAGAGCTTGCGGACCCCCCAGGCGTTCGCGGTTACACCTGGCTTCGTCTGCCTCGCCGCGAACTTCACCAGCGCTATGGGGCGCCCACTGCCTCGCACTGTAGCGGTGAGGGTTGAGGGCTGCGAATACGGGAAGATACGGATCGAGGGATCGACATCACCTCGCTTCAATCCGCCTGCCTTCGCTACGGTGCGAGCCGCGAAGGTGCGGACCTGTTTCGCTGTCGTGTTTACACCAACTGACAGCGCTTGGTTCAGCCTCGGGGGCTGCAACCGTCTCATCAAGGCTTTGACTTCTGCGGTTTGCCAATCAACCTTGATCTCTAGGTCGGACATGATGGGGTATTACGGACCGGAGCCATGTTCGGGGACAAGGCGCCCCGCGTCCGTCTTCGCCTTGCCCTTCGGGGCAGGCGCGACCTCGGCGATCTCATCAACCTCGGCAGCGATGGCACCGGCACGGCGCAACCGGTCCAGCGTGCCGGGTCCGATGTCCGAAGGCACCGGCCCTTTGAGGAACTGGCGCGCGGAACCCTTATCGGAAACAACCATGTTGCGGATCAAGTCAACCATTACAGGAATTCCTCTTCGGACGAGTCGGGCTGTCCGCACATAAAGCCTAATCGTTTGCTGTTCGTCAACGGTCCCGCTTCGCGAAAGGTGTATTAGGTCTATTTTCCTAAAAGGCGCTTCATACACCCCAAAAATACAGCTAAACCCCTGTTCTATATATATAAATGTATTTGTATGAAAATATATATATAAATAGAGCTTTATACGCATGCCTCTATGCGCTCCCGCTATGCGCTATGCATGTATAGCTCTATGTTTTCGGGCAAAAATCCATACATTATATAAGCGCAACGATTACAGCGACTTAGGTGTATTTCAGGCCCTATTTCAGGGTGTATTTTTGCCGATGTATGCGGAAATCGCGCCTGGGATCGCCGAATTGTCCGCGTTTTGCAAACTTTCCGCTTGCGCCATCGATATTCGCAGCGTATATCGTCGTTATCGAAACGCAAACGACGAGCCCCGGCAATGATTTACTTCTCTACCCGTTCCGACTGCCCGAACCGCGCTAAGCTCGCCACGATGACGAAGCAAGAGGCCGCGACCTGGGCGGCTCGCGCCTCGACCAACTGCATGGAAGTTTCCCGCCTCGCCGAGATTGAAACCTATTTCAACCTCACCCGCGCCGAGGCAAACGCGCTGCATTCCGCCGCTGTCACCGCTCTTGTTGATGCCAGGGTGTCCGCATGAACGCCGCCGGCTACTGCAAAATCACTGCAATCGAGATCGAGCGTTTCCGCGAGCCCGTCCAGAAGATTGACGGTTACGGCCTCCCCTACTGGTCGGAAGAAACCACGTTCGGGCATGTCGTCATCGTGGCCGAGGGCGCCGTGTTCTACGTCTCAACGCTCAAGGGCGAGACGGAAGAGGGCAACGCGGCCCGCTACCGTGTGGGCGGCTACACCGATGATCGTTGCATCTATGACCGTCTCGCCGAGGTGAAGCCATGAGCCCCGCAACAGCCGCCGCCCTCGCCGAGATCCGCGCCGCCGTTGCCTCCGGGCAAGCCCGCTTGGTCCCCGCCCTGTTTTCCTGGCAGTTCGGCCGCGCCGCCTCGGCCGCCGCGTTCCGCGCCGCAAAGGCCGCCGGGATTATCGAGGTCGCTTACACCTCTGTAGCGGGAACACCGGTCTACCAGGCCGCCGGCATCAACGCCGCCCTCGCCCTCTTCGCCACCGCAACCAAGCACTAGGAGCAACCCGCATGAGCCAAGATTACAGCCCCGCCGCGCTTCGCCGCGCCACACCTCGCCCTTTGCCCGCCTTCGAAATCCAAGCGATGGGCGAATTAGTTGAGCACTCCCGCATTCTGGCGAAATGGACCGATGGCCCCGCGCGATTCTTCGTCTGGCTTGAAGCCGCCGGAACCGTCATCGGCCCCGACGCCTTCATTCACAAAAACAGCGTTGCCCCGGAATGGCTCGGCGAGGGCTCGACCCGCCGCAAAAACCCCGAGTCCTTCCCGCACCGCACCGTGAGCCAGCACGCGAAGGCTCATGCCCCCATCGTTGCCGCGATCCGCGCCGCCATCGCCGATGGTGCCTTAGCTCGGGCCGCCGTTGCCGCCTACACCGCCGCCGAAGAGGCGACGGAGGCGAGGTGGCGCGCCGCTCACGTCTCCCGTATCCGTCACGCCATCGAACATGCGGCGGACCGGATGCAACTTGAGGGCAAGGGCCAGGATGCCCATGCCATCCGCTTCGTTGCCTTGCTCGATCCCGAGCTGCTTATTCACCTTGCCAACATCATGCAGGGCGCCCGCGCATGAGCAAGCACACACAAGGCCCATGGGTCGCCGGGGCCGATGGGAAACACCGCGCATGGATCGCCGACCTGCACAACGGGCTCGCGATCTGGACGGAACGCCGTTTCGCCGAGGGCGAGGCCTACGAATGGGGCGACCGCGTCGCCGATGGCAATTTGATGGCCGCTGCCCCCGAGCTTCTGGCCGCCGCGAAAAGCTGTCTCGCCGCCGAGCTGGCGCGGCGCACCAAGCTTAAGCCAGGCGCCCCGGCTACAACCTACTGCGAACGAAGGATCGCCGCGCTTGTCGCCGCCATCGCGAAGGCCGAGGCCGTCACATAAAAAGATCAACAATCAACCGTTTGCGTATTGCAAACACGATATTCATAGCGTATATCATGCATATCGAAACCGCAAACGAGGAAGCCCACATGCCTAAGACCATTTACACCGCGATTGACCCGGCCGGCGTTGAGCACAAGCGCACCACCGCCGACCGCACCTACACCCACACCGTTGTTTACCAGCGTTCCAAGGTTGCAGCGGTTGAGGCCGCCACCACGAAGAGCGCTCGCGGCTTTCATGCCAAGAATGGTCAATACTACCTCGATTGCATCCGCGACGGCCGTCACGAAAACCTCATGAGCTTTGAGCACTACCGCGCGGACACCGACCGCCAGGCCCGAGACGTCGCCGAGGCGATTGGAAACCTGGCCGGCGCCACCACTGCCGCCGAATACGCCGAGGCCAAGGTTGCCGCTCACCTCGCCCGTATCGAGGCCACCGACTGGACGATCTGGCATAACCTGGGATGGTGCGGCCGCCACGACCTCGCCCGCAAGCTCGCCGCGAAGACCTCGGGCGCCGTCATCCTTCCCGCAATCCAGAAGTGAGCCCCACGGGGCGGCGCCGACCTCGCCGCCCTCGCCCTTCTCAACCGACCAGGAGTCCCACCATGCAAAACCCCACCTTTAAGCGTGCCGTCCGCGTTTGGGATGACGGCACCAAGAGCTTTGTTAGCCGCAACATCGAGATCACAATTAATATTCAAGCCGTGGCCGACGCCCTGGCTCGGAAGGCGATCAAGAACAAATCCAAGAAATCGAAGCTGGTAGCCGGCGACATCGTGGGCGCGCTGGTCTAGCTCGCCCGAAAAAAGATCACGCTCATATCGTTTGCGTATTGCAAACATGATATTCGCTATGTATATAGCGTTATCGAAACGCAAACGGGAACCCGCCATGATCGACTTTGCAGACTTTGACACCGACCCGAACACCTCGGCCCCTGTGGTCCGCGAGACCGCCGAGGCGATCCGCGCCGCCGCCCACCTCGCCAACGGCGGCGACGCCTTGTTCCCCTGCCCGAAGTGCAAAGGTTCCGGCCAATGGGGCTCGGCCCGGTCCTACGATTGGAAGGCCTGTTTCGCCTGCAAGGGCAAGGGCAAGGTTTCCAAGGGTGTTGCCGCCGCCGCCAAGGGCAAGGTAACGAAGGCGGTGAACCTGGCGGAACGAAAGGCCGAGTTTGCTTCCGCGAATCCCGCCTTGATGGCCGGCCTTCGTGAAATTTCTTCCTGGCATAACTTCGCCCGCGAATTGCTCGGCAAGTTCGAAGAGTATGGCACCCTGACAGACGGCCAGGTCGTCGCCGCGCTGGCATCGCTGGCTAAGGTGAAGGAAGCGCAAGCCGCCCGTGCCGCTGCCCGCTCGGCCGAGAACGCGGGGAAGTCCGGCGAGGTCGGCGTTGATCGTATCACTGCCCTTTTCGCAACCGCCACTGCAGCCGGCCTGAAAAAGCCGGTGTTCCGCACCTCGCGCCTCGTCATCAAGCCAGCGAAACAGCACCCCGGCACCCTCTACGTTACCGACAAGGCGCTCGCCGGTGCCTATGTGGGCAAGATCGTTGCCGGCAAGTTCGAAGCCCGCCGGGAAGCCGCGCCGGATACCCTGGCCCTGCTTTGCGCCATCGCGACGGACCCGATGAAGGCCGCCACCGACTACGGCCGGTCCACCGGGGAATGCGGTTGCTGTGGCCGCGAGCTTACCGACCCGGAATCAGTCAAAGCCGGCATCGGTCCGATCTGTGCCACGAAATGGGGCATCTAGCCCCATGACGATCAAAGAATTTCAAGCCATCGGCCGCGCCCTTCGCAAACCTGGCGGGGGCGCGCCCATCATTCGCAACTGGACACTAGGAGGCCGCCACATGGGCAAACTGTCCCCGATAGAACTTACCGATACCGAAGTCCGAAGCGCGGAACACGCCTTGCTCGCCGCGAAGGTGCGCAACGCCATGCTCGCGGAATGCCACACCTTCGAACGCCAGGGCAGGCCCGAGGTCGCCGCCGCTCATCACAGGTTCGTTTCCGACCTCACCTACGAACAGATTTTGCGGATGCGCCGCGCCATCCTCGGGGCATGACCATGGCCGAGCCCGCCGCCCCGAGCGAGCCCGCCGAGATCCCCGGCGAGGTCGAAATGTATGACGGGGAGCTACGCCGCGTCGTTGACGCCTCCCGAACCGGATGGTGGCGCTTCCATCAACACTATGATCGCAGCGGATATTGCGACAACCCGAGCCGAGGCTATTGAAATGACAAAGATCAAGGTTGACGTATCGAGTAGCCGGCCGCTGTTCATAGAGGCGGACGCGGAAGCCTTCGGCGAGGTGTTCGCCGCGATGTCTTCGAGCGATCAAGTCGCGGTGTTCGCCGCCATGGTTTGGCACATGAAGCCGCACCGGACGCAATGGGATCATATCTCAATCGAGCTTGAGGCCACGGAAGCGAACCGCGCCGTGCGCGACCAGTTCCGCGCCGTGCTCTTCCCCGAACCTGATGCGGACGCCGCCCGCCTCGCCTGGCTTGAGGAACAACACACGCTGCACGGCTCCGTCGAATTCCTCTATGTCGTTGACGGCTACACCGCGCAACGGATGCGTGATGGTTCCCCCTGTGGCCGCCCCTATGATGGCGCCACCTTGGTTGACGCCATAGACGCGATGCGCCGCGCCGAGGTGGCATCATGAGCCGGCGCGATATCCCCTGCAAGATTTGCCCCGAGTGCTTCATGATCGCGCCGAACGCAACGGCGCGGTGCCGGACATGCGGAACCGCACTCACCCCTCGGGAACGCCAGAAAGAGGCCGCCGAGGCGCAAGCCGCGATGCAAGCGGCGTGCGACGCGTTCAACGCCACCCATGCGGTCGGCGATGTCATCCGGTGTTGGACGGGTCCGCGTGAAGGCGCCCCGGTGCTTCGCGTCATCAAGGCGCCCGCCGAGATCCTAAGAGGTCACACCGCCGTTGTTTTCGTGTCCGGTGGCGGCGGCTGCATCGCCTTAAGCCATATTAGCGACGCGTGAAGTACTTAGCTTTTCTTAAGGTTGCATCACGAATTGTTACAACCTGTGCACTGTCATCTTATCCACATTGCGGCGTCACGGCTTTGTGATAGTTACCTCTCCGGGCTTAGCAACCCGGATCGAGACTATGGCGCCTTTGGGCGCCGAGACAGCGTGACGCTTGGCGGCGCCGCGCACCCCATGGCTTTGGCCGGGGGCGGCGCGCGTATGTCCAATGCTGCGCAAGCGGCTAAAGGCGTGCCGGCTTGTCGTCTCGACAAGTTGCTAACCCCCGGCTTGGTGCCGATGCCCCAACTCGGAATGCGGTTCGATGCAAGTTTAGCTCGGCTGATCGTATAAGAACGACGATTTTTCTTGAGTTATGCTCAAACCCGATATACGAACAGAACAGGAACATATTCCTACCCCCAAGGGCTGGCCGTCCATTGGCCTGCCTAGCGTGCATGATCTTTCTAAAGCCGGCGCCGCGTGCGCCAAAGGAACCAGCCGTGACACATGCCAGCCCGCATAAGACCTACCAGACGATCACCGAACAGCGGTGCGGGCAAGCAGTCAGCGTTTACACTGGCGGCAGCTTCGTCGGCAGGGGCGGCATGAAGATCGGACCGTTCCGACCGTTCCGAGACGAAGAGGACGGCGCTACCGAAGACGCGGTCGGACGCTCCGCATGGTTCTTCGCCGAGGGTGTCGGCGCCTTCGATAGGTACGGCTGTTTTCTGTCTGGTGTTCCCGAGAATAGCCCGCTCGACTGCGTCGCCATGTGGCCGGCAGAACACGTTGAAATAGATCGAGAATTCTCAATTTAGCGGTTGCATGACGATATTCGTGATGTATAGTTCTCTTAGAAACAAGGGAATGACGCCGTGGCCTACACAACTGAAAAGCTTTCCAAGACCCGCACCGCGATTTACCGCGACGGCGTCTACCTCTGCCAGCTCATGCCCGCCGAGGTCGCGGGCTGGATTTTCAGGGCGGAACGTTCGGACGCAATCGACATCGAGGCGGCGATCTCGGAACGCGCCTACCGGGTCGAGGCGGCAACCGCCTACCTGGCGAAGCGGGCGATCCGCGCCGCTGCATCCGTCCAGCTTTCCCTTTTTTAGGAGCAACGAAAATGATCGCTTTCGAAGCCGGAAAGACCTACAAGACCCGCTCAATCTGCGATAGCAATTGCTGGTTTTCGATCACCGTTGCTTCCCGCACCGCCAAGACCATCAAGACGGTCGATGGCAAAACCCTTCGCATCGGTTCCTATGGCGGGTCCGAAACCGTGAAGCCTCACGGGTCTTATTCCATGGCGCCAGTTATCTCGGCAGATAGGTGAAATATGATCAACCCCCCGGAATCCGCGCCTCTGCCCTGGCGCCGCGCCTACACCCTCGGCATGACTGACCTAGTCGACGCCAATGGCGATCCCGTCATCATCACCGACGAAAGCGGCGGGTTGATCGTTGACCCGGACGTTTGGGAATTCTTGCTCGCCGCCGTCAATAAGCCCTCCCAAATCGTCGCCGCGCTGGCCCGGATGCCGAGCGGTTACGGCCTCACCGCTGTCGACGGGCAAACGGCGAGTTACGAACGTTTGAGCGAGAAAGACTGTCGGGGCGGGACGGACGCGGGCGATGGCAGCGACTACGAATTCAGCAATCACGGGCAGGCCGGCCGCAAAGACTGAAAACGAGGGCCGAGGGCGGCCCTTTTTCGTGGCCCAAGCGTTTGCAAAATGCAAACGTCATGATACTCGTAGCGTTATCAAAACGGGGAAAGCGCATGAACAAGTCCCACCACTTCACCGACGCCGAGCTGGCGGAACACGAATTCAGCGGCGCGGATCTCGCCACGCTTTTGTTCCGCCTCGGCCTCGGGTCCGCCGGCCTCGCCCTCTTCCTCGGAACCTTCATGCTTGGTGTCCCGCTCGGCGCCATGCTCTTCGGCGCCCCGCTATGAGCCCCGCTGTTCTGTTCTGCCCGGCGATGCACGCCGAGAACGTTGCTCGCGTCGACAAGGGCTGGACCCGAGCGCCAGGCTTCACCAGCGAGCGCCCCATATGGATTACAGCCGAGGGCGAGCGGGTCGAGCATACTTCCCGCGTCGACTCCCTTTTCGGCCGACCGCGCGGCCTTCGGGTCCACCTCGGTTTCGGGTGCGCGTGGCGGGATATCTGCGAAATCAGCACCATGGCCCGCGCCGGCCGTCTCACCATCGTAGGAGAAGAAAGATCATGAACGCATCCCAAGCGGTGCAGGAATCGTTGAGCGGTGACCATGCCCCGATGTCCAAGGTGTTCCCTGGCTCGCTGGCAACGGCTCCAGGCACCCGCAACGCCTACGTGACGGCGGACAGCGGGGTCGTTGCCATGATGGTAGGCGATGACGCACAGGAGCGCGCCGCCGCTGTAGCCCGTGCCCTGGCCGCGCATGACAAGCTTGTCGCCATGGTTCTGTTGCTGAAACCAGCATGGGGCCACAACGGCGCCAGCATCGACCGGGATCTCCAAGAATTGATGCGGGCTGGCCCCTTCGATCCGTCGCCACCCTCGCCGCTGTTCTGCCAACAATATGGACGGGCAAAGCGTCCGGCTCCCTTGATCCCCGATCTGTCCGCCGAGGACCGCGAAGCGGTGTTGCGTGCCGGACCTGGGCCGATAATCGCCGACCCGGACTACGCCGAGGTCGGGCCATACGTGGTCGATGATATCTGCATCGCCATCGGCTCGGCGGTTCGGCGGCGGAACCGCTCGCAATCTCGCGGCGATCAACCCATAGGCCCGAGCATGGAATATGCCGCAACGGACTTGGTGCTACAGGCTCTTTCCGAGTGCGGCTATAAGGTCACGGCGCCGGGCCAGGAAAGCACCGCGGATTCCGCCGACCACCTTTGCAAGCTGGCGCTCGCCGATGTCATCGCCGAATGTGACGCGGTGCGCGCGGTGCTTAAGGATGCCGGGCACCCGAGCGAAGGGCGAGCCCTGCACGGCCTTGTAGACATCGCCATTGATCGGGAGCGGTGCAAGCGCCAGGAAGAGGTCGGCAAGCTCGCGGGCCGCCTCAACGCGATACGCGAGGCCGCAGCCTAGCCGGCGCGCTGCCCGTAGGCCCGAACTATGGCGTTCGCCTTGCCCTGGCACGGGTAGCAAGGCCGCTCACATTTGCTATCGCAGATCATAAACGCGACCTCGGCGGCGGTGGGTTTCGCCGAGGCCGTTATGAGCTTGAGGCCGACGAACAATGCGGTATCCGCCGATAGCGTCACCCGCTTCCCCGCATTGGCCCGCGCCAGTATGAGCGCGGCAAGCTCGACCTCATTGGCCCATCGCCTCGGCATCCAAGATCACCCGACTGAATTTATTCCTATGTGAACACACCAGGAACATCGGTCAAGCGTCTACTGCCATTCCGCGACCTCAAAGTTGCCGTTAGGCCTAGCGATGAGCCGGAAAGTGAAGTCGGAATAAACGTTGTCGCTGCCGTCATCGGGGCCGCACCACACCTTCATAACGGCACCTCGGGCGCCTGGCCCCTTTCGGGACACCATCTTGACGATGGGGCAATTGAAACCCTGCTCTTGTATCAAGGCCGTCGCGGCCTTTGTCATAGCGGGAGTCATCGTCATTTCATCTGCAGCCGCCGAGGTGGCGACAACGGCGAAGAGTGCGGCGAGGATCTTTTTCATCGCGGGACCGTAGCGTCGTTTCGCCAGGTCTTGCAAGGCCTCACTAAGCCGCGAGGGCGGTTCCGATTGCGGCCGCAGTAATAGGGGCCGCGTACTGTTCATACGCCGCCGCTGATAGGTGCGTTCCATCCGGGTAGATCGCCGTGTTCGCCGTGGTGGCGATGAGGCCTAGCACCGCGTCCGCCGCGAAGTCGGCCACGGTGTAGCCGTTGGCCGCCGCGTTGTTCCGTATTTGGGTGTTGAGGTCTTGGCGGTCGAGATCCTTAGCGCTACCCGCCGCGCCAAACGCTACCCTCGGAAGGCACGTTCCAACAACGATGCGGACGCTTGCCCCGAGGGCCTTCTGTGCCGCCACCCAGGTTTGAATATTTGCCATGACGGCGGCGGCGACGCCGGTGCCCGCCACGATGTCATTTGTTCCTGCCCATAGGTGAAACACGTTCTTGCCGGATATCGCGCCACTGTACAGAATGGCCTCGCGAGCGGCCCGCCCGGTGATGATTTGGGCCATGGTTTGCCCGGCGATTCCGAGGTTCCAAATAGCCTTATTCGTTGCCGTCACCTGGGCCATAGCCAAGGCCGGGAGGGTCTTGTTATCGTCCGTATAGACACCCTCGGTTATGCTATCGCCGACGAAAGCGAAATTGTTGTCAAAGCTGGTCGGGACGCCGAAGGCAGCAATTGCCGCAGTCCTGGCATCGGTTATTTGGGTGTCCGTCAACTGGCTCGGATAGATCGCAAGCAACGAATAATCTTGCCGCCCGGCTTTGTTCCAAGGGCTGGCAACAGAAGTGTAACCGATATAGCCGCCGGCCATCGCAAGAGCGACCGGAGCGGTGACCGTGCTTTTCGCGCCGGTTGTGCGGAAGATGCCGCTTCCGGCGGCGCCGCTGCTCATGCCGTAGAATTCGGGAACGGCTTTAGCGACGGGCGTTTTGTCATTGACGGCGCCCGGATACCAGCGAATTGACATCGCGCTACTGGACGATAGCAGCAACGTGTCGGATTGAGCGGTTGCCGGAAACTCGTATGCCGTCAGACCTTGAAGCGAGACTGACGAGGCGAAGACGGCAAGCTTGGTGTTTCCGAGACGATCGATCGCCACACCCGCCGGCATGTTCATGAAACGCGGGATCGCATTCGCCAAGGTATTGTCGGCCCGCCTACTGCCGAGAACGATGGCGTTCCGGTCCGGCAACAGCCGAGGCATGTTGAGCTGCGTCGCTTGCGTGGCGTGGTTGCCGTTGCCGCTTTGGTCATACCACGTCTTGACCATGATCACATCGGACGGCGAAGCCTTGAAGGCCATGGCGGCGGCGATATCGATTTTGCGGCTGATCGCCCGATAGCCGATATCCATTTCAGCGCTATCGGAAGCGCGAACGATGCGGCAGCACGCCAGGGCGGACCCGGCAACCGCGTTGGTCGAATAGATTGCCCCGCCCGCCCCCGTGGCGGGCAGCACAAGAGCGGGGCCGGCTAGTTCCACCGGACCTGTCAACTTCGGCGATAAAGCCAGCCCGCGCCCGAGGCCGGAATTGCTAAAGGGCGAAGGGAGCCCGAACATTACACCCCGACCGTGTAGCCACGGATTTGCGAGGCCCGGTCCAGCCCTCGGGCGAAAACCTTGTCGCCGGCAATGATGTCAAGGGTGAGCGCGCGGTCGCTGTATGGCGAAAGCACCACGAAGGCGGCGGACCCGATGAGAGGGGCGGCGGCGGCGATGGCGATTGCTACCGCCGGGATCTGCGCGGCTTGAATGCAAACCGTTTTCGAGGTGGCGCCGTCCGCGATTTGAGTCCAAGCGCCCGCCGCAAGGTCCGTTGCAAATGTTGCTGTCGCCATAACGTTCCCCTTGCCCCCTCGGGGCGAATTGGTTGCGGGAGGCGGATTTGAACCGCCGACCTACCGGGCATGAACCGATTGCGCTACCAGACTGCGCTACCCCGCCGGATGACTAAGCCCGAGTCGTTTGCAATATGTCAACGCTAGACACGAAAAACCCGGCATCGCTGCCGGGCTTTACTCCGTATCCTGTAATCCGAGGCGGTCAGGCCTGCCAGGGCACGGCGTAGGGGCGATGCGAGCCGGCGGCCGGCTTGGCGATGCGGTAGAGGGCAAACGTTGCGACGGCGGGACGCCTGGCGCCGGCTGCGATAGGCATTCGCGCCGCGTCTTCGGATGCCGTCATGATGGCGAAGTCGAAGTCGGCTGCACCGGCAACAGCGCGCGGCGGCTGTTCATAGCTGACGGATGCGATGGTGACGCGTTCGAACTCGGCCGCCGGTGCCGAGCATACCGAAAAGGCGAGCGCGACAACGGCAAGTGCAGACATAAGGAATCTGGTCTTGTTCATCTGGTTCCTCGTTACTCGCCGGAATTGGCGAGGGTTGATGCCAAGGGAATTAACTGCCTCACCCCTCGGCCGTAGCTGCTTCTCGCCGAGCCGTTTCCGCCGGGCTGTACAGTGCTTTTGCATCCCCACTAGACGCGAGTCGTTTGCGTTTTGTCAACGCTCAATCCAAGTCTTCACCGGGCTCCCGTTCGCCGAGAAGGGCATTAAGCGGGACCGTCACAAACGGCGTGTTGATGCCGCTGGAAAAGTAGCGGTTCCCCTTCCCTGCCCTGGCGCCTGGGATCGCCTTGAGAATGTCCCGGTACTTCGAAGACGCCCATTCCGTGTTTTTCAACACCAGGCGCTTGAAGCTTTCGTGCGAGGTCGTGATGTCCACCAATAGGCCGGCCTCTTGACCCCGCCAGACCCGAACCCCCATGCGGGCCAAGGCCGCGATTGCAGATTGCTTTTTCTTATTCGGCTCTTTGGTGTTGTATCCGTCATTGAGCGGCAGCATATCGGCGGCGAAGGCCGCCAGCTCTAGAAGCTCGCCTATTGTCCGCTCCCAGGTGCCGCCCTCGGGCGTGTTGTGCCGCACCAAGTAGCCGGTGATATGCTGCAAGAACCTATCGGAATCCTTGGTGGCGCCCTTCGCGCTGTGATCGGTCCAGTCATTGGCCCGAAGCCATATCAAGGCGTCTTCCACCGTCACCGGCTTCGTGCTGTTCAACAGATAGGCGCCGGCAAGCATCGGCCCGAGCTGGTCGCCTAAGCGCTGGCTTCCGAGGTGTTGCGCCGCCGCCACCGTGAAGACATCGACATAAGCCCGAAGGGTCGGCAAGTGCTTGATGGTGCGAGCGAGAAGCCGCTTTGAAAAGGCCGGGGTGAGAAGGTCCACGATATCGGACAGCAACTTTTCATAGTGCTTTTTGTTGATCGCCTTTTCCTCTTCCGTGTCCTGCGCCGGATCGGCGAGCGTCAATTGAGTGATGCGGGATTCGTCGGCGTAGCCTTCGATTTGCGTGACGATGGAAGCGAACACAAACATTGATCGGGCGCGGAAACCCTTCGTCTTCTGGTTTGCGGTGCCTTTGAGAATGAGGCCGTCGCCTTCGGATGCGGCGACGCGCGCGAGATCCATAATAGCCCGGATGCGGTTTTGGTTGTTCTGATCCTTCGGCTCAACTTCGTCAAAGATGATCGGCAGCGCATCCATGCCAAGCGCCCCTCGGACGCCGGCTTCCGTGGTGTTGCCGACCACGCTTAGCGCGGTGGCGGCGAGGCAGCGTTTCACAATCTGATCCATCACCGTCGACTTGCCGGAACCGGAGGGGCCATTGACCCAAACATGGGGGCGCCATTTCAGGAAGCCGCACACCGGGGCCACCACGCACCAACCGGCGAGCAAGTACCCGGACAGCGGCGAAACCCACCGTAGGCTCTTGGAAAGGGCCAGGAACTTACGTGCCTCGGCGGTCGAGATAGGCGCATCCATTTCAACAGCCATGGACTCGCCTTCGTCATAGACGAACCGGCTCCTATGTTCGTGAAACGATGTTTCCTCCCCGTCCACAATGAGGCGGTCGCCGGCATGATAGATTGCGGTTTCACCTTCAAACCAGGCGCCACGCCCCCGCACCGAATTGTGCGGTACAAACTTGCGGCGGAACATGCAGGCCTGCATGCATGCGTTGATCGCGGCGCTCCAATCGACACCCGTTTTCGCTCCGGGGAATTCCATTTCCCACCATTGCAGCGGGGCAAGCCGCATCATGTTCGATGATGACAGCGCCGAGGCGTTGAGCCCGATCACTTGCGCCACGTTCGCGGGCTGGAAAAAACACATGGTTTCGTCAACGCCGAGGCATCGGAAATGAGGGTCGCCGAAACTTGCCAGCGGATGTTCTGCCGCGCCGTCTTTTCCACTCGGGGTCGCCTCGCGGCTTTCGTGCTCGGCGGCGTGGTCCTGGCCGTAGTCTCGGTCGGCTGGATCATACCCGCCGCCATCCTCGGCCGGCGGCGGGTTTTCGTCCGCCCCGGATTGAGGCGGTTCAACCACGGCGGCGATGACTGCCCGAACCCGGTCAAGACCGTATTTCTGTGCCAGATCATCGAAGTCGGTTAGCTCGATATCGGCGGGGTCGAACTCGGGGACCGCCACCACACCGCCGACCGTTTCCGCCGCTTCGCGAGCCTTCGTGAGGCCCGGATTCATCCGGTTGTCCGGCATCTTCGTGAACCGGTCATTGTCCGCCGCGAAAAGCAACCGGGCCTCCGGGTACTTCACCCGGATCGCCTTTGACACCGAAGCGAGATTTCCCGCATCGAAAGCAGCAATGGTGAGGTAGCCGGTCGCTTGGTGGACTCGAGCCGCCGTGCTGTAGCCCTCGGCGATGGCGATAACAGCCCCCGCCTCATCCGGTTTCTTGCCGATGGAATGATAGTTCCCCTCTTTCGCGGTGCCTTTGAGAAAGCGTTTCGTGCCGTCATCGGCGATGAGCTGGACGCTTACCAGCTCGGCGGCCGGGGTGAAGATCGGCACGACAAGGCTACCGGCCCGCGCGGTGCGGGGCTCTTCCTCGGGGTCGATGACGTACCGCACATTTTTCTTGAGGCGGCGAAGGCCGGGGAAAGGCGGCAACCCCTTTTTGGCGAGGTAGGGGTGCGTCGCCGGGGCCTTCTCTGTTTCTGCCATGATGAGGCCAGCGGCGGCGGCAGCGGCGGCGTGCATCTTGGCCCGGTCTTCGTCACGCTGGCGTTGCGTGTCGACCATGCGCTGTTTCAGGGCGGCCCGTTCCGCTGCTGTCATTGTCGACGGCCGCTTTTCGGTCCAAGTATCTTGAACGCCAGTTTGCAGGTCGCCGAAGGCACCCGAGGCCGGGGAATCCAGATGCAACACATACCATACGTGCTGATTTTTAGCCTGTTTTTTTCCCTGGGCGTTGGCGCGGTGTATCTTGCCGTCCGCTATGGGATGGGATGAGCCCCGAGCGTTGGCGGTGTCCAGGTGGACACCGGCGGAACGCATCGCTTCGATGAAAGCGAGAATGTTGTCGTCACTGTCCGCCACGGTATGCCTTAAGGGTTTCGAGCGCTTCCGCTTCACTTCTAATGATCGTACCGATGCCACCGGCGCCAGCGATGAAACCCGCGAAATGGGTTTGTTCCTTCGTCGGTCGACCCGTCCCGTCTTTCACTTCCCAAGAGCCGAATACCGCGACCCGGCGGCCCACCATTTCGGGCGTGATGACGATTGAGTTGAGGCCGATGATATCGCCGGACCCGAGGCATAGCCCGGCCTTGATGGGGTAGGCGTCAAGCACGACTCGCTCGCCACCTCGGGCAGTGTATTTCTCGCCGGCCGACAATGAAAACGATTTGCCCGCCCACCCCGATGCCGTGGTGTTTCTCCACACCGTAGCGCCCGCCTTGGACAACGCGATGAGGCAGCGATTCATAAGGTTTGTGCCGGTGCTCATAGCAGCGCCGGCATAGCTTTGAGCTCGGCCTTAAGCTCGACCTCGCCTGGCTTCCATTTGTCAAAGTCCGCCTCGATCTGCCCGAAGTTCACGGGATGGGCGACGCGAAGGTTCAAGGCGCTTCGGCCGGCGATGTAGCTGCCCCGTTCCTCGCTATGCGAGATCCACCGCATATCAAGCCAGCGCTTCCGGTCGATGCCGATTTTCTTGAAATCGGCGATGGTGACGAAGCCCCGGCGTTCCAAGATTATGCAAATCTTGATCGCCTTAATCTTCCATTCCGAAAGCTGCGAAGGCCCCGAGGCGCCGGCCACGACATCGGGCACATAGGCCGGAACCTTGCACCGTTCCGCCGGGCAATGATCCGCCCAAATCTCGCGCCAGATGTAGCCGCCGATTTCCGGTAGTTCCGGGGCGAACCACGGCTTATCATTTGAATGGGCTCGGCGGTATGGTAACCCGTACTTTTCGGCGAATGCCTTTTCCTCGGCCTCGCGTTCCGCCTCGCTTGTCATGACGATCACCGCAACGCCGAGGTAGCTTGCAACGGTTTTCAGCTCGACCCCGGCGGCGCCAGACGGCACCAACGCGGCCCGGAAGTCAGGCCCGCAACGCTCGCCGCCTCGGCCCGAATAGATGCCGTCCACGGCCTGCAGCAACACCTTTGCGTTGAGGGTCATTTTCGCCTCAACGCCGATTTGGGCGCCGTCAACATCGCGCACCAAGAGGATATCGAAACCGGCGGTTTCCGGGTAGGCGGTCCAGCCCTCGGGCAACCGGGCGATGAAGGCGGCGCAAAGCGCGGCCTCGGACTCGAATACTGCCCTCGCCTTAGCCATTGACGGGGCCGCCGGTGGCAACCTGGCGCTCGCAAACGGTGGCGTAGTGACGGAACACCTCGCCGGCAGCGGCGGGGCCATACCACTCCACCATCTTGACGGCGATGGTATCGAGGATGCCGAAGGCTGCGGCATCGGCGGGCAAGCCGTCGCTTACGTGGGAGGCCAGCACGCCAGCGATCGCCTTACGTCCCTGGGTCCGCACGGTGTTGTGCTTGATGGCCTGTAGGTCGGTCATCTGGCCGGTTTTGATGTAATCGGAATAGGAGCGTGCCATAGGTGTACCTTTCATCTGACGTAGCGGGTTTGGGATTTGGACATTCGGGCGGCGTGGACGTGCTTCGCCCACCCGAGCGGATTCTTCATGCCGCGCATTTTTCCGAGCGCGACTAAGTCTTCCAAGCTCTTCGCCGAGCTTTGTTGTTTCTTCGCCTCGACCCTGGCGGTGCGGTCGATCTCGGCCAGCTCGCCGGCCAGCTCTTTCACCGTCCGGCCCATGGATGGATAAACGTGCTGGCATTGCGGGCACACCGGCGCGGGTTGATGGACGCGGAAGCAGTTCGGGCACTGCCGGGTCGTCACCGCCGGCTCATCGTCGTCGTCTTCGTCCTTCGCCCGTTTCTTTTTCTTGTGGCCCTCAAGCGTCCATTCCCGGTCGTCATCGGGCAGGCCGTGGCCGCGTCCGCCTTGGTCTTTCGGGATGCTGTTTCCAGCGTGGTCGAGAATGAGGGCGTAAGGCTTCGGTCCCGCCGCTATCGCCATGAGGCGGCCCGCCTGGGTTTCGAGGTCGAAGCCTGGCGCGTAGACGGGGCGAAGGACGCGGCCGACTTGCTGTAGGAACAGCGCCAGCGAATGGGTCGGCCGCAACAGAATGGCGACCTCAATCGCGGGCAAATCGAAGCCCTCGGAAACAAGGTCCACCGATGACAGGATCTGAATCGTGCCGCGCTCGTAGGCCCGAAGGATGGCGTCGCGGTCCGGTGAGTCGCCGTCGATATGGGCAGCGGTGTAGCCGGCGGCTTGGAACTGCTCGACCACGCTCAAGCTGTGCTTGATGGACACGCAAAAGATCATCGCCTTACGGCCATGCGCGAGCCGGCGGTAATGCTCGACCGCGTTGCCCGTGATCGCGGTTGCGCCCATGCGCTTCTCAAGGTCGGCCTTATTGAAGTCGGCGCCGGAACGCTTGATGCCGCCGAGGTCGGGCGATGACGGGGCAAAAACGCGATAGGTGGAGAGGTAGCCTTGATCCATTAGCCAGGCGACCGGCGGCCCCTGCACCATCCGGCCGAACCACTTCCCTAGCCCGGTGCCGTCATGGCGTTCCGGCGTCGCGGACAGCCCGACAATCTTGGATTTCTTGTTCGCGTATTCTTCGATGATATCGGCCCACGTCTTCGCCCCGGCGTGGTGGGCTTCGTCCGGCACATACAGGTCGGGCGTGCCGTGTTGATCCATCCTCTTGCCGAGGGTTTGGATGCTGGCGATCTGCACCGGCTGGCGGCGGTCCCCTGTCATGCCGGAAGCAATGATGCCGTAGGGTATGCCGACCTTGTCGAAGGTGAGCGCGGTTTGCTTGATCAGCTCGCGGCGATGGACACCGAAGATGACGCGTTTCCCGCGCTTCGCCGCCGATGACGCCATGAACGCGGCGAGGCCGGTTTTGCCGCCGCCGGTCGCCATCTGGACAAGAACGGAATTGACCTCGCGAAGCGCGTCCCGCGTCTCGACAATTAGCTCTTGCTGGTAGGGGCGAAGGACGAAGGCCATTTAAGCCGCCACCGTCTCGCGGGCGTCCATCGCTATGGCGTCACGGATGGCGCGGCGCTCGACCGGGGTGCCTTTGCCGGCGGTGGCGATGGCGTGGAAACCGCAATACGGGATGCGGCTATCTGGAATCCGCGGTGCTCCGCAAAACAGCGAAGTCTCGGCGTCAAACGCTTCGTGATGGCCCCAAAGCGGAAACTCACACTGGCAAGAGGTGAGCCGGCCTTTCGGGACACCGGCATAGCCTGGCGCCTTAGCGGGAAACGCTGACTTGAACGGCTTCGGCGCCGGCCCTTCCACCTGTGGCGGCGCCGCCGTCTTGCGAAAGCGGGTCTTGCCGTGGCCCCGAGGGCGAAACAGCACGGGGTTGCGCCTGGCCAGGCCGTACAGCTCTTCCGGGGTGGCGCCGACCAGTTCGGCGATCTCGGGGCCATTCATTCCCGTCGACCAAAGGCGTGCAGCCTCGGCCTTGTTTTCAGCGGTCCATTTCATGAAGGATTCTCCAAATCGTTTGCGTTTTGCAAACGCTTAGTTCGCGGCAATAGCCAGCTCGCGGGCGGCGTTGATTTTCGAGACGTGGGCAACGGTGGCGTCGCCGAAGAGCGGAAGGCCCTCGGCGGGCTCTAGTTCGGTTCGCGCCCGTTTCTTGGTTTCGGGACCGGCGAGCACAAGCGACATGCGCTTCGCGATGTCCCGTTGATATTCTTCCTCGCGCTCTATCAGGATGGCGTTGCAGCCCTCCCAAAACGCGGCCTCACCCGTGGTGCCCGTTCCGGCGAAGGGGTCAAGAACTGTGCCGCCCTTCCGGCAGACAAGACGGACAAGCCAGCGCATCAAGTCGACCGGCTTCACGGTAGGGTGTTTCGAGCCGAGGCGGTCGTCGCCGTCCGCCTTAGCGCTGTAGAAGAAACGGACAGAAGAGCCCGCGTCGCCGCGTGGTTCGCTGGCGGCCCGGTTATACTCCCCGTGCGTGTTCTTGGTGCTGGCGCTGCCTTCCCTGCCCGTGACGCGGCCTTGCGCCCCGGCTGCAGTAGGAAACGCGGCTTCCACCTCGGCGGACCCGTCCGTTACGATATTCGCCGGGTATCGGCCTTGCACCGGGCGGGCGTCACCATCTTTGCAAAGGCCGCTGTTTTCGTCGGTCCAGGTACCGCCGCCGCTGGCCTTGCCGCCCCATCCCGTTGCCTTCTCGGCGTCGATCCGGCAGGCGTCCACATTGAGTCCGCCGGTGCCGTGCGCCAGGGTGTTGGCGGCCACGGTTCCGATCATCGGTTTCCGAGCCAGGCATATCGGTTCCCACGCCGGTTTAAGCGCGGTGCCCCATCCATTCCACTCGGCGGCCTCGGGCGTACCGGTGGAATAGATATCCCGATCATAGGCGGGGCGCTCTTCGCCCTTACCCACGTTCAAAAGAGCGGAATTGCGCATGTCATTGACAAGCGTTTCTTTGCCGAGGAATTCGCCGCGAAAGTCGCCGATGCGCTTGAACGCTGTTTCAATCCGGCCGCGAAGCCCGGTTGAGATCCCGCGCTTGTCCCGGCTCTTCGCCCATTTCGTCAGGCGATTGTAGCGGGCGCGGATGGCTTCGTTTTCGTCCAGCCATTGCCGGAACAAATGGTCGTCAATGCCCTTCGAAACACTATGGCTTTTCGGGAATCCGGTGCCGTAGCACCACGCCAGCATTCCGCCGAATTGGCTATCCTCAACGCATTTGAAAAACGCTTCCACCTGTGCCGGGGAAAGGCTTTCGAGAAACTGGACAACCGCCGTATCCGAGGCGAGCATGTTGAGAATGTTGTCGCGGACTTCGAAGCCGGCGCGAGCGATGGCAACCGCCATATCGTGATAGGTCCGGGTGCCCGAGAAAGCGACCACGTAGCCGCCGGGTTTCAGCACGCGAAGCACCTTCGCCCAAAGGTCCGGCCGGAACGCGATGTCGCCGCCGTCCCATGTCTTACCCATGAAGCCGGCGGATGCCCTGGCGTAGGCCCCGGCGCTGCCTTCCTTTGGCGTCGCTGGCGCCGCGTCATCACCGCCGAAGCGGTTGACGATTGAGGTTAGATGGTAGGGCGGGTCGCACACCACGGCGTCGACGGAGCCCTCGGCGATATCGTCAAGGCGAGCAAAGCAGTCGCCGGAAAGCAGCGTAACGCGGCCATCCAGAAAGACGGTTGAGGCTGTCATGCTAGAAGAGATCCCCTTGGTTTGGAGCTACCGGCGGCGCCGGTGGCGGTGGGGGCGGCGCCGGCTTCTCAACCGGCTCGGCCTGATAAATCGTTTGCGTTTCGTCAACACGATGGGCGAAGCAACGCCAGTTCCCGAGCCGTCCGACCCTCAATTTGACATTGTAACCGAAGCCGGCGAGGCCGCCGCACACTTCGCAAACAAAGTCCCCAGGTCCGGCGAGTCGTGTCACGTTTGATATAACCCGATAAGCGTTGACAAAATGCAAACCATGTTCGGCCAGCGGAAGCAAGTCAAATTTCTGACAAATTAGAAAGATCAACTCGGGAACAATTTCGATAGGTCCAGCGTGATCCCACGTTGTGCAGCGATTTTAAGCAGTTTCGGCACGTAAGCAGCGGGAATCGTCCCGCCCATTCCATCGGGGCGGCGCTCCGCATTATCCCAACCGGTGATAGTGGAGCGGTTCACCCCGAGTAGCCGTGCCAATTCGGCACGTCTGCCGTTTGCAAACAAATCCGTGACAAATTGCAAAGGGGAATTAACTGTCATGTTTGATATCGTTTGCTAAATGTTAACAACTTTGATATGGACGGAATCAGATGTGGTAGCAGTGCATGGTATGGAGTGCCTTATGAAACCCGACGTTGATTGGTTCCGCCGGAAACTTGAAGAGCACCGGCTTTCGCAATCCGGCCTCGGCCGGATGCTCGGCATAGACAAATCCACCATGAGCCTCATGCTTGCCGGCAAGCGGAAGCTTTCTCTTGCCCACGCCGCCGATATGGCGCGGCTTCTCGGCGTCACCGTTTCCGAGGTCATGGAACGCATGGGCGTTCGAACGGACGGCATCAAAGCCGGCGACGCCACCTCTCCGCACATGCTGCCTTTTGAAGGCTGGATCGATGATAGCGCGCGGGTCCAGACAGAAGGCAACGGCAAGCGAAAGCGCATGATTGACATAGGCGTGAACGTTGAGCCCGGTTCGACCGCCCTGCAATGGCGGACGCCACAAACAAAAATGGATATCCTCGACGGGTGGATCGTAGTTTCTGGCGCCAGGCGTGAGCCTGACGATAGAATGATCGGTCGCGGTTGCGTGGTTGGCACCAAGTCCGGAGAAGTAATGCTGCGCACGATTCGGCGCGGATACACGCCGGGCTCGCATACCTTGCTCGGCCTCGGCATCCCCGAGTCTACCGAGGCAGAGGTCGAATGGTATGCGCCAATATTGCTTATGAAGCCCGCGACGGCCTGATAAAGCAGCTACCCACTTAATAAATTCAAATTTTATCATTCGGTCGCAGTTTCCGGTTGACGCCGCCCGTAGCGTGTTTGCATATTACAAACAGTTAGCAAAATGCAAACAAAGGATTCGGGTAGCATGTTGGTTTCAACGGGTAGGATTTACCGTTCGCGCAGCGGAAAAAAGGTCGGGCCGCTTCGCCCGTTTCGAGATAAGGAAGACAGCCCCGCCGTTGACATTATGGGGCGCTCGGCGTGGTTTTACGCCGATGGCGTGGGCGCATTCGATAAGCACGGCCTCTATCTCACCGGAGGCACGGAATGCCCGAATGACCTTACCGCCGAGGTGGACGGGCTCGGCAGCATCGACGGCCATATCGAGCGCCATGAAGACGACCGCGAGCTGACGGTGGGCACGTCCGTTCCGCTCGGCGTCTTGCTCGCCGAGGTCCGGTTGATCGGCGATGAGGTCGCCATTGACAGGGCTTGGCTTGAGGCCGCGCACGGCGGCACCCCCGTCCCGCTTGAAGGTTCCGCCGTGGACAGTTTTGGCATCTTCGCTTCCGGCCGCTGGCGCACCTTCCGAAGCATCATTGTTGCCGCCGCCCTGGCCGAGGCGCGGGCATGAGCAAGACCCCCTATTCCCCCGATGCCGAATGGTTCTGGCCGCGCAAAGAGTCGACGTGGCACAAGCTGCGGGAACCGGACATCACCGCCACCGGTTCCGCGACGCTCTTCGGCTGCAGCCCCTATATGACGCCGTTCGATATGTTCCACCGGATGGCGGGCAACATCACCGTTGAATTCGAGGAAAACGAGCGAATGCTTTGGGGTAAGCGTTTGCAAAACGCAATCGCTCAAGGCGTCTGCGCTGACAATGGTTGGCAAATCGTTGACGCCCACCCCTTCCTCTACGCCAGGTCCAAGACCGTGGCAGGCATGGGGGCTTCGCCCGACTACGTCATCATTGATCCGGCTCGCCCCGAAATCGGCTTCGGCGTTCTGGAAATCAAGAACGTTGATTTCTTCATCGCCGGCAAAGACTGGTCGGACGAAGAGGCGCCGCCGCATATCGAGTTTCAGGTGCAACACCAGCTCGCGGTTACGGGCTTCAAGTGGGGCGTTCTCGCCGGCCTCATCGGCGGCAATACGGTTCGGGTATTCCGCCGGGACCGTGACGCCGAAGTGATCGCGGAAATCATCATCCGGGTCGATGACATGCACGGCCGGGTCGCTCGCAACGAAGCGCCACCGGCGGACTACCTCGCGGACTATGAGACGATCCGCACGCTCTACCGGCACGCCACGGTCGCGAAGTCCTTTGACCTCGACCACCCCGGCGATGAACCCGAGCTGGACCCGGTGAAACTCAACGCCCTCATGGCGGCGAAGTACGACGCCGACCTCACCTTCAAGGCGGCCGAGGAAGACAAGAAACGCGCGGCGGCGGAATTGCTCGATTTCGTCAAAGACACCGAAACCGTGTTCGGCGGCGGCTGGAAGCTTTCCGCCGGAACGGTCCACCGCGAAGCGTCAACGATCAACTACCCCGCAACCACCTACCGCAATCTTCGGCTGTCCAAGCCGAAGCCGAAGGCCGTGAAGGCCAAGAAAGGTTCGAACTAAATGACCACCGGACAAGCTGTCGCCCTGGCGACCCCACCGTCTCACCGCGCTATTTCCGTATTCTCAAGCGAGGCCGATTTCGCCGCCGGGCAGCGCCTTTGCAAAGCCCTGACATCATCGAACCTTGTTCCCGAAAACTACCGGGGCGAGGGCAACATGGGTAACGCCCTGATCGCTTTGGACATGGCGAACCGGATGCAGATCCCGCCCATCATGGTCATGCAAAACCTCAACGTGATCGAAGGCCGGCCTTCCTGGGCATCGCAATTCATCATCGCAGCCCTCAACGCCTGCGGCCTGTTCTCGCCGATCCGCTTCCGCAAAGAAAACCTCGGCGAGCAAGAGGTTTCCAAAACGGAATGGAGCGGCCCGAAAGGCAACCGGGTAAGCCGCGTCGTGAAGGCAACAATCGTCAACAAGGTCTGCACCGCCTACGCGACGGAGAAGGCCACCGGCGACGTGCTTGAAGGCCCGACCGTGTCCATCGCCATGGCGGTAGCGGAAGGCTGGTATTTCCGCCCCGGTTCGAAGTGGGTGACGATGGACGATCTCATGCTGATGTATCGGTCCGCCGCGTTCTTCGGCAAGCTATACGCCCCGCACCTCCTTAACGGCATGACGACCGCCGACGAGGCTATGGACATGGCCGCGATCAAAGACATCACGCCAGCGGCCGAGGTCGTGGACGCGGCGACGGAAGGCAAGCCCGAGGGCAGGCCGAGGGGCGTTCACGCCGCCATGGCAGCGGCCAAGGCAGCGGACAAGCCGAAGCCGAAGGCGAAGCCCGCCGCGACCGTCATCGAAGCCGTAGCGGCCTCGGAGGAGCTTCCCCCGCATGACGCCGATGGCGTGGTGTTGGAAGACGAAGACGTTGACGGCGATGGCGACCGCGCCGCCGGTGCAGACGATGTTTTCGACCTCGGCGATGCCGAAGGCGAAGACGATTACAGCCCGTCTTAAGGAGTCGCGATGTCAGGCGTTGATCTAGTTCGCGACCTTCAAATCGCTACGTCCGGCGCCCGCCGGGCCTTGGCGATATGCGAGAAGGCCGTTGCCAGCGTGGTCGAGAAAACCGAGGCCCTGGCCTTGTCACTCGGCCAGAACAACGAAGCTCGCGCCGTGGCCTTTGCTGCCACGGGCGAGGTGCTTCTAACCGGTGACGATGTCGCCGGGGTGCTCCGGGTCAGCAAGGCAACGCTTGCCCGCTGGCGGGTGCTCGGGACCGGCCCCGGCTACGTCAAGAAACAGGGCCGAGTCCTGTACCGGGCCGAGACAATCGAAAAGTTCGTGACTTCAAAAGAGCGCACCAAGACGCGCGATGACGGGGAGTGACATGGAAGCAACCGCCGATAGCGAACTGTTCACGCGCACCGTTAAGGTCGTGGACAGCTACGACCGGGGCGCCCTTGTCCGGGTCAATGAAACGGGACGCGAGGGCTGGATTTCTCTTGCCCACGCGGACCTCTCGCCGGCCGGCCCGCTGCACGTCTTGACGGTGCCGGCGGCGGTGGCGCGGGAAGCGGGTTTGTTGTGACCGTCCGCGACCTCGCCCACTTCGAGTCCTGGCTTTCCGACCTCGGCGCCGAGGTTTCGGACATCACCGGCGAGCGCGTGATTTTGCGCGCTCGCACCTCAACCGGGACGCATGTCGTTTACGCGGACCGGAACGGCAAACAGCGCTGGCCGCAAGAACTTCTCGCCATCGTGAGCGACTACAACGCCGGCAGGACGCCGAGCCTTGAACCAATGAAACGGACGCGAGGCGAGAAATGACCACGGCGCCAGAAGATTACAGCCTGATTGACGAATTCGACCTCAATCAACAGCGCCGGGCAATGGCGGCCCTCAACGCGGAACGGAAGCGCCTCGGGATGCCGATCTTTCAGATGGAAGACACCTCCGGGGTATCCATGAATTCGTTCTATGCCTGGCAGGGCGGATTGCGGGAGCCGACCCTTGGGTGCCTTGTCGCCGTGGCGCAAACGCTCGGCTTCGATGTCGTCATGCGGAGGCGGAGCAAATGATCGCGCTCGCCGACCTGCACGCCGCCGCGATGCGCAAGGCCGATGCCGCCGAGGCAAAGGTCGCCATGGAACAGGCCGCCTTAAATGACGACCTCGCCTACGCGCGTGAGAACCACCAATCCATGGGCGAAAACTATTGGAAGCCCCTTCACCTCGCCCGGCTCAAGTCACAAACCGCCCGAGCCCTCGCCGAGGCTATCACCGAAATCATGGGAGAAACCAGCACATGAACACGATTGATCGCATCATCAATGGCATGGCCTACGGCTTCGGCGGAATCATCGGCGCCGGCCTCGGCTTGGTGGCGGTTACGCTACTGGCGCCCATCGTGGGCGAGCTTCTAGCCGTCTACGTCCTGCACTCGCTTTGAACTTCCCCGAGGCCATGGCGGCGGTGCTCGCCGGGGCCACTGTCCAGCGGGCGGAATGGAACCCGAGGCGCACCGTGCGCCTCGCCATCTGCCCTTGGAACGGCACCGACGAAGCGCTGGTCGTCTTCGACAAGAACAAGCTCGGCGATGTCCCGCCCTTCCCCTTCACCGCCAAAGGCGCGGACGTGCGCGGCGATGACTGGCACACCATAGAGGTTTCAGAATGACAGCCCCTCGCTTGGACAATGACAACCTCTTAAGCGTCATCTTCCGCGCCATCGCCGACCCAGGCCTCACGGAAGGTTACAAGGGCGACCGCTCGCTAACACAATGGCAGGCGGAAGCGGTGATGCGGGCGATTGCCGGGCTGCGCCCGATGACGCGCCGCGAGCACTTGCTTTCCTGTCTCGCCGAGGAAGGCGCCGAGATCGGGCACCGTGTTTCCAAGGCCCTACGCTTCGGCCTAGGCGAGGTGCAGCCCGGCCAGTCTCTTACGAATGCCGAGCGCATCGCCGAAGAGTGCGTCGACCTGCAAGCCGTTTTCGATATGCTGGCCGCCGAGGGCATCTTTCCGCTCATGACAGCCGCCGAGCTTGACGCCGGCAAAGAGGCGAAGCGGTTGAGGGTTGAGAAATATATGTTGCTCGCCCGCCAGGTCGGGGCGCTGGAATGA